TGGTTTGCTTGAAGTTTTTATGAAAGCAAATGTACATGATTTCTGCGGCAGTGGCAAGAATAGAGTATTTTTTTAGCGGTTTCGTTTTTTCTTTTTTAAAAGATTTCATTACCTTTGCCGATGTTTTCAGAATAAAGGGAAACGAAACCTGCGGCAATAGCTCAGTTGGTAGAGCATCAGCTTCCCAAGCTGAGGGTCACGAGTTCGAGCCTCGCTTGCCGCTCTTCTGAAAATCAGGCAGTTACAAATAAAGTAGCTGCCTTTTTCTTTATATATGCCATATAACATGTACGTTTTTGGGGGTTATTAGGGGTTGTTACCCTACCTTTGTATGCAAATCCTATGCAAATTTTCAGATATGCATAAACTAAAAACATAGATATATGGCAACGGTTAAATTCTACCTTGATAAAAGAAGACAAAAAAAAGATGGTACTTATCCGATAAAGTTGAATGTATTCCACAACAAACAAATAATGATAGCTACGCAGCTAAGTGCATCGGAAAAAGAATGGAATGGGAACGAATATTCTGTGCGTGCACAAAATTACAAGCCGAGAAATATAGTTGCCCGTGGAATAATCAATAAGGCGGAAATAGTAATATTGACGTTGGAACAACAAGGAAAGCTGAAATCAACCACAGACAAAGCGTTGAAGAAGATGATAGAGGAAGCTGTAAGTAGCAAGGTTGAAAACCAAAAGACGTTTCTCTATTACCTTGATGAATTCGTTTCCAAGAAAACCAATCAGGGGACTAAGTCTATATATACAACCACAAGAAACAAGATTGAGGAATACGATAGTCATTGTACTTTTGAGAGCATGGATAAGTCATGGCTGGAAAACTTTGAAGCGTGGATGGCAAAGACGATGAAGGTTAACGCCTATGCTATTCATCTACGGAATATACGCACTGTATTCAACTATGCCATTGATGAGGAATACACGACATTGTATCCGTTCAGAAGATTTTCAATAAAGAAAGAGGAAACCCGGAAACGTAGTCTTACAGCAGAACAACTTAGGTTATTGAGAGATTATCCATGTGAGGAATACCAGATTAGATATAGGGATATGTTCATGCTCATGTTCTATCTCATAGGGGTAAATGCAGCTGATTTGTTCAACGCAAAACATTCTGCATTGGTAAATGGTCGTTTTGAATATAAAAGAGCTAAGACGGGGAAATTATACAGTATTAAAGTAGAACCGGAAGCGCAGGTTATAATTGAGAAATACAAAGGGAAGGATTATCTTCTTAATATAATGGATGAATACGGAAATTACAAGGATTTCCTACATCGTATGGGAATAGGGTTAAAACAGATTGGAGAGACAGAAAGGAAGGGATTGGGAGGGAAAAAGAGTAGAAATCCTTTATTCCCTGATTTGTCCTCATATTGGGCAAGACACACATGGGCCACGGTAGCGGCAGAGCTCGATGTTCCCAAAGAGGTAATCGCCCACGCGCTTGGGCATAGTTGGGCGAACAGCACAACGACTGACATCTATATCCATTTTGACATGCGAAAAGTAGATAAAGCTAATCGGAAAGTTATCGATTATGTAAATGTTTTTAAGAAGTAATAAGGAAGTGGGGAGATAAATATTTTCGATAATTATACCAGTTATTTCGGATAGATAGGTATGATATTCCAAATAATTACATATCTTTGCGAAAGCATGTCAAGTGGCATGCTTCCCATACTGACGAAAAGACATGAAAAAACTTACAATCAAACAAGAGAATTTTTGCAACTACTACATCGAAAGCGGCAATGCTTCCGATGCTTATCGTCGTGCCTATTCGTGTGAGAAGATGAGAGACAAACAAGTGTGGGAAGAATCTTGCAAATTGTTGTCTAACCCAAATGTAGCCCAAAGGGTTAAAGAGTTGCAGGAAGAACAAAAAAACAAATCAGACATAACTAAAGAACGCATTCTACAAGAATTGTCCAGTATAGCTTTCTCATCCATTGCCAGCATGCACAATACATGGATAGAGCGTAAAGAATTTGATGAACTCTCTGACAAAGAGAAATCGGCAATAAAAAGCATATCCACCAAAATATTGAAAAAAAATATCGGAACAAGTGATGCTCCGGAAATTGTAGATGTTGAATATGTGAAGATAGAACTTTATGATAAGATAAAGGCTATTGAGCGTATATGTAAAATGCTTGGGTTTGATGAGCCTACCGAAATAGAGATGAATACCAGCAAACCCATAAGTGTCGAGGATGCAAAGAAACTGATAGAAAGGCTATGATGGACGGTGTACGGTATCTACAAGCATTTTGTATGTCGGGCGTTCTCAATTACACAAAATTTTTCTTTAAAAGTAAAACAGGGCGCAAATTTGTGGTGAGCAGACACCATGAACGCATATGCAATGCGTTGGATGATGTTATTTCCGGAAAAATTCAAAAACTGATAATCAATATTGCACCACGATATGGAAAGACCGAATTAGCCGTAAAGAACTTTATATCATACGGATTGGCACTCAACCCTTCCTCAAAGTTTGTCCATCTCTCATATTCTGACGATTTGGCTCACGATAATTCAGAAGAGATTAGAGACATAGTTAAATCAGAAGAGTATCAACAGCTGTTCCCGTATGTCCAGATAAAGAGAGGAACAGACAGCAAAAAGAAGTGGAGTACCACTGCTGGCGGTGGTGTATATGCGGTGTCAACAGGTGGACAGATAACGGGATTTGGCGCTGGAGAGGTGGACGATATAGATGATAAAGAAACAGAAAAAGAAATAGATAGCATATTAAAGGGGGCAAGGTTTTCCGGCGCCATTGTCATAGACGACCCTATTAAGCCGGAGGATGCTTTGTCTGACGTGAAAAGGGAAAAGGTTAACCAACGCTTTGAAACTACTATCCGTAACCGAGTGAACAGCCGAAATACCCCGATTGTAATAATCATGCAGCGCCTGCATGAGAATGATTTGTGCGGCTATCTTATGAAAACAGAGCCAGGGCAATGGACTGTTCTTTCATTGCCGGTCATAGAAAAAGAAGCGGACGGGAAAGAATTTCCTTTGTGGGAATTTAAACACACATTGGATGAATTGCATAATCTTAATAGAATAAATCCATTCGTCTTTGAAACACAATATATGCAGAACCCTACACCTATAGAAGGTCTTATGTACGGTACATTCAAGACTTATAGGGAAATACCATATACCAACCGTGCCATTCGGAAAAATTATACCGATACCGCAGATACGGGCAGTGACAGATTATGTTCCATAGATTATGTGGATACAGAAATAGGCAACTTTGTTTTAAGCATACTATATACGGACGCTCCTATGGAGGTTACGGAGCCGAAAGTTGCAACCATGCTTGCTAAGGACGGAATAACCGTGGCTAATATCGAAAGCAATAACGGTGGACGTGGTTTTGCCCGAAACGTAGAGCGGCAATCACGCATAATGGGCAATAATGAAACAGAAATAAAATGGTTTCATCAGTCGGGAAATAAGGAAGTTCGAATATTTACCCACTCCGCTGAGGTTATGAATCTTACATATATGCCAGAAGGTTGGGAAGTGCTCTTTCCTGAGTTTTATGCAGAGATAAAATCTTTTAGGAAGTTCGGGAAAAACGCACATGATGATGGGGCAGATGCTCTTACCGGAACCGTAGAAAAACGCGGAGATTTTGAATATGACAGCTATGAGGCTGCGACAGTCGCATTTTCCGGCATTCCAATTGTAGAAATACATCCACTGCTTAATGGGCGTTTTCTGTATGCGAAAGCGTATGTTGTACATGATACAATATATGTGGACGATGCGTATATAGGAGAATTGATTCCCATCAAAGAAATCGCCGCGCTGGTCGCTGGTGCCGATGTAAACATCGAGACTTCGCAGGCAATGCTTCATTATATACGCGATTATAGGGCTGAAATAGGTGATGTGTGGGCAAGGCAAGAAAATACAGGAAAACTTTCTTATATTGAAGCATTTAAGGGGCTAATTCGAGATTTTAAATTCAAGAGGGATAATAAAATGTCCTTATTTATGCGTAATCTAATGGACTATGACGGCAAAGATGTCTATGAAGCAATGTATGTATTGTGTTGTATAGCGGATAGAGTAAAAAGAAAATCAAAAAAATAATCATAAAAATGATGTTTGTTATTTGGAATTAGTCTAAATAATATGTATATTTGCACACGTAGGGTCACTACAAGCGTGTGAAGTTGCACGCAACCGTATTAATGGACTAAAACACTAAATATATGGGAGTGGCCGCATTAATTTGCTGTCACTCCTGCTTTGTATATGGGCATATTTACTAAATTTTGGAAGCCAGAAAATAAAAAGTCTATTCCGATGTATGATAATGTAAATCGGGTAGAAAGAGATGCAGCAGGAAACTACTGGTTTTTGTCCGATTTGTTCGGAAGGCGTTCCAAATGGAAAGTGTATTATGACATGACTAACAATTTGGATAAAGCCGGAGCGCTTGTTTCCTGTACGCCTTTCTTCACTGTAGTTGATAAAATCGGCTCTATGATGTCCCGTGGTATTCCTTATGTGGTAGATAAGGATGGAAATGAAAAAAGGACATTTGCCGATATACGTAATATACTCAACGCTCCCAATCCGCTGCAAACATTCTCTTCATTTATAAAGCAAATTGAAATATGTCTTAAGGTATTCGGCTATTGTCCAATTGTTCTTGTTAGAGCGACAAAAACAAGCACTCCTAAGGCAATGTGGATAATTCCACCTGAGATTTTCCATATGGAAGGAACCGGTAAGGTGTTTCGCCAATACGAACTGAAAAATATTATATCAAGTGTATATATAGACTGTAACGGAACTCGATTAGAGTTGGAGGATTATGAATACCTTGTAATATATGACAGCAATATAGTAATAAATAGCGGTGCGACTGCTGATGTCAAATTTGAGTCCGTTTCAGATAGCCTTTCTCAGCCTATATCAAACTGGGTAGCTTCTATGTCTGCAAGCCATACATTGCTTGTAAATGGTGGTCCTAAAGGCGTGCTCTATAATGATTATACTGACCAGATGGGAAATGTTGCCCTTTCCTCGGAAGATGAAAAGGATATAAAGGACAGATTTAAACGTGATTATGGCTTAGTAAACAAGGAATATCCCATTTTGGTGACACGTTACAAATTAGGATGGCTTCCTCTTGATTTTAATGCTGATGAATTAAAACTTCATGAAGAGGATAAGAGGTGTACAGATAAGATTGCCAATGCAATGGGCATAAATGCCAATCTTTTTACGGACGCCAAATACGACAACCTTGAAAGTGCCGGGAAAAAGGCTTATCAGGACGTAATCATTCCCGATAGCCGAAAGATAGCAGAATGTCTTTCAAAAGCCATATGCCCGGAAGGTGTTTTTATTAAGATTGATTTTACAGATGTTGAATGCCTTCAAACCAACAAGGAGACAGAAGCCAATACATTGGTTAAAGTTGCTGATGCCTTACAGAGATTGATAGATAAGTCTTTGATAACACATGATGAAGCACGTATAGAAGTTGCAAGATACATAGATATTGACCCGGATAATCCAAAAGGAGATTTTGATAACAATGCAGCAAGCAGCGCATCTGTTGAAAATAACGTCAATAACAGTAAGGAAAATGGAAACAATGACAAATAAATACAAAGATAAGATGGGGATGCAGTATAAATTGTTCTCCATTAACTCGAAGGATGTCCAATATAGCCCCGAAAGCCGGACTATCAGCGGATATGCTGCTGTATTCGGAAACATAGATAAGGCTCATGATATTCTATTGAAAGGTTGCTTTTCAAAAAGTATCAATGAAAGAGGGCCGCAAAGCCAGGCAAATGACAAAATTATACTCCTTTGGATGCACGACATGTCAGAGCCTTTGGGATTTATTACAGAATTGAAAGAAGATGATAGAGGGCTTTATTTTGAGGCGCGCATTGATGAGATTGAACTTGGAGATAGGGCCATAAAACAACTTGAGTCAGGCACGCTTAATCAATTCTCTATTGGTTATGAGTATGTATGGGAGAATTGCGAATGGGATTACGAAAAAGAAGCCCTGATTGTTAGAGAGGTTAAGCTGTATGAAATATCGGTGGTATCAATTGGCTGTAATGGAGAAACCGAGTATTTGGGGTTGAAGTCAATTGAAGACTACGAAAACGCTTATAAGGATTTAAGCGGTGAAATTTCCTTGTTATGTAAAAATATGAGTACAACCAAGCAACAGCGTTTGCAAAAAATTATAGCCAAAGCAATGTCACTTGCATCTTTTAGGCCGGACGGTGTTATACCTGCTCCACCCAAAGGGATGGAAGCCGGCAGTAATGGCAAAACGGAAGAAAAATCATTATGTAATTTATTAAAACTAAAATCGGTATGAAATTAGGATTTTTAGAACTTATGGACACATCCGGCTTGTCCGAAGAAAACAAGAAGTTTTTTGAATCTTTGGACGAAAAAATGGGAGAAGCCTTTGAAAAACAAGTGAAAGGCTATCTTGCGGATGAAGTGAAATTGGAAGATTTGCGTAAATCCATAAAGGATGCCGCTGATTCCATAAATGACATCAAGGAAAAGGATTTTGCCGGCATTGACAAAAAGACTTTTGAAGAGAAGGTTAATGAATTGGAGAATGCCATTTTACGTGTAAAGGCTTCTACCGAAGTAGGTAAAAACGGGGAGGTAAAGATTAAATCTGTTTATGAGCAGCTACACGAACAGCTCAAGGAGTATATTGCTGCGGACAAGAAGGGCGTTATGTCTCTTGATTTGAAATCGGCTTGTCAGTCGGCTCCCGGCAATAAGTTGGGATTAAATCTTGTGCTGGAAAAGAAAGACGCTGCAACTATTACTTCCGGGTCCCTTGCTCCGCATTACGGACTTGAAGTTGACCCAAATTTATCAGTCAATCCGAGAGCGCAAACCGTCATTAGAAAATATGCAAATGTATCAAGCACAAATAATAGGGCTTTGGTTTATGCGGAATATACAAGCAAGGACGGAGATGCTGCATGGGTTCCTGAAGGTGGGCTAAAGCCTTTGATGGATGCGACATTGACAGAAAAAACAATAACCGCTGCCAAAGTGGCTATTGCTGCTAAATTTACAGAGGAAACGCTGTCGGATTTTCCCAGCTTCGTCAATGAAGTTGAAACGGAAATGGTAAATAAACTTGGAATCAAAGAAGAGCAGGGAATTTTGTCAGGCAATGGCTCTGGTGGAGAAATAAAAGGCGTTGCATCGGATATGCCGGCATTCTCTCTCTCTACTTTCTATGTTGAAAAGCCAAATATGTTTGATGCTCTTGTGGCTGGATATTCGCAAATTGTATCCACCAGCGAAATGGCTTATCGTCCGAACCTTGTACTGATGAACCCATTAGATTACGCGTCCATGCAGTTGGCTAAGGATGCTAACGGTCAATATCTCCGCCCATTCCGATATGGAGATGAATTGATTCAGGGATTGCGTGTAGAAACTACTACAGCAGTAAAACAAGGAGATTTCATCATGGGTGATTTCTCATACTTGAACATTCGTGACTTGTGGGAATTGTCTATTACCTTAGGATGGGAGAATGACGATTTCCGCAAGAATATCGTGACTGTAATCGCAGAGAAGAGGCTGATGTGTTATATCAAGTCGCAATATAAGACCGCATTTGTAAAGGACACATTCTCTACTGTAATAGAAGGTATCACTCAAGGAGCATAAGGAGAATAATTATGGGAAAAGAATATAGAATAAACCTGACTAAGCGTTATAACGTAACATTTGTCAAGGATGGTGTGAAGTATAAAACAGGCGATGAAGTTTCAGTCGGAATGGCTCTTGCGAGCAAGTTTTATGCCGAGGGTAAAATTGAAGCGACAAACGAACTGATTAATGATGCCAGAGCGTTGGGTTGCGAGGAGTTGTTCACTAAACGTAAATCTGCGAAAAAAGATACGGTATGATAATTGACTACGAATCTTTCACCGGGTTGCTGAGTGTCGGGATAAATCCTGACACTGGCGCTCCCTCTATAACAAGAGATGCGGAGTTGGGCAAAATAGAATCATATATTTCCGTATATGAACAGGAATATTTGATTCGTATACTTGGTGAGGATATGTGTAAGGCTTTTACCGATTATCTTAATTCAAAAGAAGATGGCGTTGATGATAAATGGGATAGGCTGCTTGCTATTTTATCAGAAAAATACAGCCCTATTGCTTGCTATATATTTTTCAAGTATATAGCGGACGGTAATTACAGCGTAACAAATGTGGGAACAGTAACCTCTGCCGACGGAGATGCTGTTTCTCCACAAGTTTTGCAAATTAGGGCATGGAATGATATGGTAAATATAAACAAGCGTGTTTATAAACTTTTGCAAGGAAAGGAATATGCTGGTGTATGTTTCAATCCATGTATGTTACGTAAAATAAACTGTATGGGAATATGAAGCCGGTAAATGATATATTTGCGGACATTGTAAAAAAGGTATCGAAAAGATACGGAAGCAATGTGTCGTTTTTATTCGGAGACTGGGCCTACATAAGCAATCAATTAACTTTATGGGGTAAAAGTCCCAAGACAAGTAAATTAAAGTTTCCTATAATATGTCTTTATTCTCCGTTCGCGGAAGATAGAAGTTCTGCCGAGACAGAGGTTAGCCTGGAGTTTATTATTATGGTAAACACTTTGAAAGGGTATTCGAATGAAGACCGGCAAAAGACTTCCTTTGAGCAGGTATTGCGACCTATATACAATCTTTTCTTGGATGAAATCAAGAAAAACATAAACATTGTCCGTAGTTACAATGATGTGGTTCCACATTCCTACATTGAAAACTATAGATATGGCAGGGTTGGGGTTGTAGGAGAAGACGGGAAACCATTCAGTGATTTTATTGATGCTATCGAGATGAAAAATGTAAATTTAACCATTAAAGAAGTAAAATGTTATGGCAACAGATTATAGAAAGTGTCCGGGCGTTGCAACTTTTAATACGGGCAGTTCCGTGTGTGTGCTTGACCCCGGTAAAATAAAAGCTATCATACTGACTATTCACGGTCATAAGATACCTACAGAGAAAACAGCGGAAGCCTTTGAAAAGGCTTGCCATGCAGACCGTCCGGGAAGAATATTCCCTATCAAAACGATTGTGGAATATGCACCTTCCGGTGGAGAGGCTCAAACTTCTGCTACGGGATACGGCCCTACTAAAATCACAAGCTATTCAGCTAAAAATGATGTATGGACTTTGCAGGACTACGATGCCAGCTTGAAAGCAAACATCATGGTGGCAAAGAATGTGGCATTTGATGCTTATTTTGTAGATGAGAACAACGTCATTTACGGAATGAATGACGGTACGGAAGATTTGGCGGGCATTCCACTGTCCGGCGTTTATCCGGGCGGTCAGGACTGGGATTCTTCTGGCACAGAAGCCAACTTGACTATCGCAACCATGTTCAAGGATTACGAGAAATATATCAAGAACGCGGATGTGAGAGCCTATGATTTTGATGTCGTTGATGCATTGAAAGGGTTGGTTTATGTTGATTTGGTATCAACGGAAGACAAAAAATACAAACTTATAGAGCACTTCGGGAAGCTGGATATTACGGAGTATTACGGTGAATTACTGGCAAAGAATGCAGAAAACGCGTTGGACGGGGCGACAAGTGCTTCTTATGCTAACGGGGTCATTACTACCGTTGGCGAGGGCCCCGTTACCCTTGCATCTCCCTCTGTATTGCAAGAAGCCGGAATTACAGGTATTGAGGCTTGGACATGATAGTAGAAGGTGTGACATTCAATGAAGAGAGGGTGAGAAATATGAAGAAGAGGGACTTCATAAACACACATAAGAATGTGTTTTTTCTTGACCGACCGCCCGAAGAAAGGGAGAAAACCCTTTCGTCCATCTACGATGATATAGCATCTTCCGGTGCGGCAAGACAGAAAAAAGATGATTGTATATTATGATGGTGGTATCGTTTAATTAGGGGCGTTCATTCGCCCCTAAATTGTCTTGACTATGGCTAACATTATTGAAGCAGAAGAAAATTTCAGACGGTTTGCTACCGGATTTGAACCGATGATACGGGATATTATGGTAAAAAACAGAGAAGAAGTTTCCCAATATATTGTAGAACAACTATGGTCAGGTATTAACGGAAATGACAAACCATTACGCCCTACTTACCTTAATGACCCGTACTTCAATACCAAAGAAGCAGGGTATTGGTATAAGAACGCCAAAGGCTATGCTGCTTTCAAGCAAAGGGTAGCCCCGCTTATGTATTCTTCGCTGATAAACGCTCCCGTAAGTTCAAAAGGAACGCCAAACCTGATAATTACGGGTGAATTTCACGATTCTATTACAGCCGTACCGATAGATAAGGGGCTAAGGATTGAAAGTGTGGGGATAAGCTTTAGCGGTGATATAGAAAAGAAATACGGACAGGCGATTTACAAGGTCGGTTCTTATGCGAGAAAGGCATTCATGGAAAGGCATATAAAGCAAGGCATTGCGGATTATTTTAGAAAATTCGGTTTATAATGGGATGTGCGTGTGAAAACAAAAAGAGAATGGCAGATATAGCTAAGATGCGTTCGCTTGCAAGAAAAGCCGCAAAGATGGAGGGGAAAGTATATATCCTTTATGAGAAAGACGGGGTTTTCAATTTTTGCCCAAGAGGCGAAATGTTCAACGGGAAACTGATTGAATATGTTTGGTTCTGATATTAAAAAAAGAACACTGTTTTTTGTATAACCCCCGTAATTTTTCTGCCTTTAAATTGAAAAATATTAAAAACAGAACAAAGGCGGGATAACTCCCGCCTTATACAATCATTTCCTGGTTATTATACTCATGTGTGGGTATTTGGTTTCATGAATTGTCGGCTTCTTGGGCTTTTCTCCTTTGAGTTCTGCAAGTTCCGCCTTGACTTCCTTAAGTTCGTTCAATAAATCCGTATATCCTTCCGTCAATCGGAGGATGTGTTGCATCATTGCTGTGCTGATTTCCATAATAGATGAATATTTGTTTTAGTCGTTATTTCTGCCATCTGCCCGCCAGCCGTATTGCTGACGGGGTATCATAACGTGAACGTTGGTCGAACCTCAACGTGCATCTATGCTTGTTTACGTGGCAATATGTTTTTGGGTATAGTTATAGCTGTACGTCATTACTCCGTACCTGTAAATGTTTATGCTTCAATGCTATTTGATTTTTGCTATTTTCCCATCAGAAGGCTTTCCGCCAAATAGATGGTTAATATAAGCAAGACCTTTTGGTTTGCAAAACACCTTTTGGCATAATATGTCAGGGTGGTTGTCTCTGCGTATTGGCGGCAACAGCGTCATTTCAAAGTAGCCTGCGTCAATATACTTTTGTTTCGGTTCGTTCCTGTCTTTGAAGAATATGCCCGCATCCCTTAGCTTCCCGAAAAGGGTGTTCCTCCCAAAACCGAGATTGAGTATCTTTGCGGCTTGACCTATGTCTACTTTGCCCTCTGCTTTGAAAGCGGCTTCTGCGAAGTCGGCTTTAGGCTGGAGTTTGGTAATCTTTGCATCTTTCTGCTCGATTTGCTTTTGTTGCTGCTCTGTTTCAATACGGAGTTGTTCCTTTTCCTTTTCAGAAGCTACTAACGCTTCCAATGCCTCAAGATAAGTTTGTGGAGTCTTGATAACTTTTTTCTCATTTTCGAGGTATTCTAAACGGTTGATTATTCTTTCACGCAGAACCGCATCATAACCTGATGCAAGAATAAGACAGCCTTTAGGAGTGAGATTAAAAAGAGGTCTTTTTTGACCGTTAGCGTCTGTGTATGACCCCAATCCAAAATTGGATGCGGATACACCTTGCGATAATAGGCTGCGAATGTCGCGCATTACATGGGCATGTTGTTTACTCGTAACCTCTGCAATTTCAAGAGAGGTCATACCTTTCTGATTTGGAATTAAGTTTTCCATACTTACTATTGTTTGGCGTTGTAATTATAGACAGACAAACGGCTGTCATTTCCCGTGTCGCCAAACAATAGTAAGATTTTCTCCGAAGAGGAAATATTACGCAGGAAAGACAGCCGTGTATTTTTTATACAGGCAGTTGGGCATAAAAAAAGCCCAACTAAATATAGTGAGCGATAACCGTGCTCTACGGAGAAAGAATACTTTACTATTGTTTGGCACCACAAAGATATACATAATCCTTGAAGTAGCAAACTCCTTATAAGAAAATCAATTAATTTCGTTTATTTTCTAAGTTATTATGCGAATATATAGAAAATAAACCATACATCCAAAAGGGGAGCATAGTAATATCCAAACATGCTTTATAACATATAACAAAAAAGGTGAAAAAACTGTATATAATATATTGTTCTCCAATACAAAGTTGTTAACTTTGCCACACATTAATTAACTAAATACATGCTTTATGAGTAATAAAATATTTTTTCTACTTTCTCTATTTTGTGTTCTTATATCCTCCTGTGAGAATGAAGATGATATGGTAACATCTATACTTTTAGACAAGTCGGATATGACTTTGAAGCCCGGAGAAACTTATCAATTTACGGTAAAAGGCTCTCCTTCTAAAGCGAAGTTGCCTAAAATTAATTGGGGGATATATCCTGTAAATGCAAACAATCATTTGGCAAAAATAGATTCACACGGGAAACTAACAGCTTTGAAGCCAGGGAACTTTACAGTAAATGCCTGGATTGGAGATGATGATATAACGGATTTGTTATATATTGATAATGCAGTAATAAAGGCTGTGTGTAATGTGACGGTTGAGCCTATAGAAGCTACTGGCATATCTATAGATAAGAAAGAGATTGTGTTTAATGGAGAACAAAGTTTGATTTTGGATGCTTCTATTGAACCTCAGGGTGCTACGAAGAAACTGGTCTTTTGGGAAATAGATAATTCGGAAATTGCAAGTTTAGAATCAGGTAAAGACAATTCGGTTATTGTAACAGCGCTAAAGGCAGGAGAAGCTACAATTACAGCACGTGCAGGGTTTGAATCTTCTATAACTTCAACATGCAAAGTGAAGGTTAATCCTGTTGTAGCACAAGGTTTTTCTTTGAAAGAAAATGAAAAAAATGTAAGGGTGGGAGATGTTTTTACTATAGAATCAATAATCACTCCTGCATATGCAACAAAAGAAAACATAGCATGGGAGATTTCTGATGTAAATATTGCAAAGATTAATGAAGACAATAGTATATCTGCCATGTCTCCTGGAAAATGTATAGTTAAGGCTATTTTGGGAAATACAGGGTTAGAGGCTACTTGTGAGCTGACAGTAGAACCCGTTTTATTGGAATCTATAAGTTTTGATAACCTTACATATAAAATTGAAGTTGGAGGACAAAAACAGCTAAATGTTGTGTTTACACCAGAAAACGCAACTAATAAGAATGTGATATGGACTTCATCCGACCCTGTGATTGCTCCGGTTGATGAAAATGGAGTGGTTTTAGGGAATACATCAGGAAGAGTACAAGTTACGGCAACGTCAGAAGATGGCGGACATGTGGCAAACTGTACTGTTTATATTGTGTCATTAGGAGGTATGATGGATGTTTATTTCCCTACATCTTCTTTGATTATTAATTCGGGATATTATACGGGCGTTATGTCATGTGCTATAAAGAACAATAGCTCAAAGACTATAAAACTTACTAAGTTTAAAGTTTTTTCTACTGGAAGCGGTAGTGCTCCTATTGAGATTACTGATGAGGCGAAATTAGGATATTTATCTTCTGGAGAAACAAGAATTTTACAGTTTAGATTATCACATGTTTATGAGCCAGGATTTAAGTGGGAGTTTGAATGTGATGGTCATTATTTTTCTGCTTATGGAAGTTATAAACAGTAATTTTTAATGTTAAGTAATCATTAAGTTAAGCGGAGTTTCTCCGCTTTTCTTGTTTTGTGGCATATCGTTTGTTATACCGATTATGATAATATTGCCACGATATTATAAATATGAGAAAGCATGGGAAAAAAAGTGATAAGCTATTTATAACCAGTCTAAATTACAAAGATTTCCGTTAAAAATATTGTCAAAATGATTTATTAGGAATTACTTTGCAAACAAAACTTAAAAAAATAGATATTTGTATGAAAAATACGATATTTACACTTATTATATTTTTATTAGCGGCTTGTTCTTCTTCTAAAGAAAAAATAGATGCATCGCAATTTGTTGGGGATTACGAATTAAGAAGCTGTTTTGACGAATCTAATTTTTTCCCAGATGCGAAAGGAGGATGTGAAATTATAAACAATGAAGGAGTTGTAAAAATAGAAATGCGAGTAGATAAAAATTCAAATGAGAGCGTTTCTGTCTGTGGATATATTGAAGGAGATAAAGTTAGGTATGATAATGGAGAACTTTTTGGAGAAATTTTAAACGGAAAAAGTTTTTGGATATATCAAAATAATGGAACAGTATATGAATTTTGGAATAAATATTATAATGGGGATAATAACACAAATGAAGGGATTTCGGAGAGATGTATTGCTATAACCAAAAAAGGAACAAGATGTAAAAGAAAAGCTGAAAAAGGTAGTTTATATTGTTGGCAACATAAATATAATCATTAATTTATATATACATCATGAAAAAAATATTATTTTTACTGACCATTTTAATGTTTATTCCCATTTTGGGAAATTCACAAACTATTAGAAAAAAAATTGCAAAAAAAGGAAATATATTTATCAATAAAACAATTGTAGACGGGGGAGAACCTATATATTTCCTCATGGGGCAAAATTCGGAATATAGTAGAATTATAGATATTGTATCTCCTTTGTATGGCAAGAAAGAAGATGTGATTTCTTTTTTTGAAGGAGCCATAAAATTATACAATACTTATAAAGGAGAAAATGTATCCGATGAAATAAATAATGTTGAAGTAAGTTTATCAAAAGTGCTTGGAAGTACAGTGATATTTGTTCAAGACAAAAAAAGTAATGGGTATTTAACCATGAAAAAAAAAGATTTAGATTTTTTCTTATCAAAAATGAAAGAAGAATGAAAATATAACAAACTGTATATGCATTTCCTCTCAACTGCTTATTTAAACAGTTTATAAATAATAAAGCCAGACACTAAGTTTGGCTTTTTCTTTTTCTCTTCCTTTTTCTGGTTTTCATTTTTGCCTTTCTTATTTAGAAAATTCTAAATAATTCAATATCTTTGTATCACCATGTGATGTTGCATGGCACTCAAAATTAGGACTTATGGCAAACGAGTTTGTAATTACCGATGTAGTAAGCGATAAAGCTTTAAATCAACTAACCAGCCTGACTAATAAATTTACGGAAGTTAAAAAAGCATATGCGGAGTTAGGGAAAGAACTGGCTAAATCTTATAGTATTCCGGTTTCTAATTATGACGACTTGACTAATAAGGCAAGATTATTTGAAGAGATTCAAAAAAAGTTAATTACAACAGAGAAAGAACTTGCTAACATCCAAAATGAATATAAGGCTCTTTTAAAAAACATTGCAGAGGAGACCCAAAAAGCCACAAAAGAAGCTTTGGAGCAGGCTAAAGCAAATGATTTAAATGCGCAAGCAGAGTTAAAAGCGGCTAAAGTAGAAACGGAAAGATTAAAGCAGCAAAAGATGCTTAATCAAGAAAAGAAGAAACTTAAAATTACCACGCAAGAAGCTATTGCTTTGACAAATAAAGAGGTTCATTCTATTAATGAGGCAAAAGAGCAAAATAAACTGCTTCGCATTGCAGTTTCCCAAGTTACTGATGCAGAAGATAAAGACAACAAAGTGCGTCAGCAATTAAATAATCAGATAGCTAAGAATACAGAGTATATACGCAGAAATACTGATTCATATACTAAGCAAAAGATGGCTATTGGGGCATATAAGAACGAAATAAAGGCTGCAATAGTCGAATTACAAAACGGAAATAAGACGTTTAAAAATTTAGGAATTGTCGCCAAAGGATATGGAAATATCTTAAGGTCAAATGTAGCAGGCGGACTCAATGAAGTTAGAATTGGGGTAGGTTCTATGGTAAAGGGAATGGTTGGAGCACAAGCTGTTATCAGTGGGTTTCAAAAGCTCATAGGTTTATTTAAGTCAGGTGCTCAATCTATTGTTGATTTTGAAGCTGCAAATAGCAAATTAGCAGCAATTTTAGGTACTACATCTAAAAATATAAAAGACTTGACAACTGATGCTCAACGATTAGGTGCGGCAACTAAATATACAGCATCACAAGCTACTGCCTTACAAATAGAACTGGCTAAATTGGGATTTTCTAAAAATGAAATTCTGCAATCAACGGAGGGTATTTTAAAATTTGCCCAAGCTACTGGCGCAGAGTTGCCAGAAGCAGCAGCTCTTGCAGGTGCTGCACTTAGAATGTTTAATGCAGACACATCAGAAACGGAACGATATGTATCTGCAATGGCTGTTGCTACAACCAAGAGCGCTTTGTCTTTTTCTTATTTGCAAACAGCGATGCCTATTGTGGGTCCAGTGGCAAAAGCTTTCAATTTTCAGATAGAAGATACTTTAGCCTTATTAGGGAAATTGGCAGACTCTGGATTTGATGCGTCTATGGCCGCGACAGCTTTAAGAAATATATTCCTTAATCTTGCTGATAGTAATGGACTATTGGCTAAATCATTAGGTGGAGCGGTAAAAACATTGCCTGAACTTGTGAATGGGTTGAAGAAGTTAAAAGAGCAAGGTGTGGATTTAAATACTACGCTTGAACTCACTGATAAAAGAAGTGTGGCTCAATTCAATACATTGCTTACTAATATTGATGCGCTTATCCCTTTAAGAGAACAGATAACAGGAGTTGAAGAAGAACTTGGGAACATGGCAAATACTATGGGGGATAATGTACAAGGAGCAATTCTTGGATTGTCTTCGGCATGGGAAGCATTTATGTTATCTTTCAAAAAATCCACTGGACCAGCAAAGAATGTTATTGATTTTTTTGCAAGAGGTATTAGGAATGTAGCTAATCAATTAAAGGACGCCAATCAGCTACAAGATGATTATAACAATAGAGCAGTTGCTATGGCTCAAAATGAAATGGCTAAATCCAATATTCTTGAAAAGAATGCAAGAAACATGCAAAATTTGTATCAAGAATATGTACAATCTGGTATGAAAGCCGATGAAGCCGCCATAAAAGCTAAAGAAGAATACATTGAAACTTTGAAATCAAGACTTGAGTTTGAAAATACTGATTATCAATTAGCTATTGCCAACCGCAATAAATTGGAAGATGAATTAAAAAATAGAGGTTTTTTTACTATTCTAACTTCATGGAAAAGAACAAATAGTGTTATTAAGGAGGAAATTGATGTTGCAACTAAAGCCGCTGCCGGTAAAAAAGCAATATCGTCTATTACAGAATCATTGATAAACCAACTTAATAAAATTGATTTAGCAGGGAGTAACGCGTCCGATGCTGGCAATAATGGAATATTAACGGATAAAGAAAAGAAAGCTTTGGAAAAAGCCGCTAAAGAGCGTATTCGCATTCGTGAAGCTTTACAACAATCCGAACTGGATTTAATGGATGAGGGATTAGAGAAAGAACTTGCTAAAATATCATTGAATTATAACAAGCGAATTGCAGCTATTAGAGGCAGTTCTAAGGAAGAACAAGCAACCAGAGAAAATCTTGCAAAAGCAATGCAAGAAGCTTTGGAAGATAAACAATTATCCTATGGACTTGATAAAGAAAAGTCTCAAATTGAACATAAATTAGACATTGTAAAAAAAGGGAGCGAAGAAGAATATAGATTAAGATTGGAATTACTCGATAACGAAAGGGAGCAAGCTATAAATGCTGCTATAAAAAACGGAGAAGATGTTTTTCTTGTTGATGAGAAGTACAAAAGAAAACGATTAGATTTAGAAGAAAGGTACGCCTCTGAAAAGAATAAGAAAATACAAGAATCTTATTCTTTTCAATCGGTTATTATAAATGCTGCAATGTCTAAAGAATTAGATGAAGCAGCTGCACAATATTCTCAAGGTTTAATAAATAAAGAAGATTATGAAAGGAAGAAGCAGGAAATAACAGAAAAATATGCTATAAAGCAAGCACAATTAGCCATTGATTTAGCCAAAGAACAACTAAATACACCAGGTCTATCGGAAGAAGATAGATTAAAATTGAAAGAAAAGATAGCACAAGCTGAAATTGCCCTTGCAGAAAAGGTTAGGGATGCAGAAATAAACGCAGTAGATAAATCAGCTGAAGCTAACAAGAGGAAAATGGATAAAATAGCAGAAACTATTCAAGCTATATCTGATTTACTGGGAGGATTTGCAGATTTGGGAACTGCTATTTTTGAAAGAAAGATGGAAGAAGTGGAAGCTGAACAAGATGCTAATGATGAAGCATATGATAGAGAAGTCGAAAGAATAGAAAAACTTGAAGAAAATGGTGCAATCTCCACCGAAGAAGCGGAAGCTCGTAAACGTGCCGCGGAGGATAAAACAGCAAAGAAAAATGCGGAGCTTGAAAAGAAAAAAGCCGCATTGCAGGAGAAGCAAGCAAAGTTTGACAAGGCTAACAATATTATACAAACGATAATGGCTACATCTTTAGCTATAATGAAAGCATGGACTAATCCATTTGCTGCTCCTGAGATAATCCCATTAATTATAGCACAAGGAGCAGTTAGCTTGGCGACCATAATAGCCCAGCCCATTCCCAAATACGCCAAAGGAACAAAAGACCATCCCGGCGGTTTGGCAATAGTAGGTGATGGCGGCAAGAAAGAGGGTATCGTAACTAATAACGGGCTTTTTATCACTCCTGATAAGCCGACATTGGTAGACCTTCCGGCGCATGCGCAGGTAATCCCTGATTTGTCATATATCTATGACCGTAGAGGACTTACATCGGATTATGGTTTATTGGAACAAAAGCTAAAGAATATGAGAGAAGAGGGGATTGTTGTTAATGTAAACAACGATTACAGCCGACTTGAAAGAAAGATGGAAAGCAATACCAAACAATTGCAGAACATTGGTCGGATTATGAAGAAAGCCAACCATATCGCGGATTATAATTGGATTTCAAGCAGAGTATAAGATATGATATATAATGACTTAAACAAAATATGCCTTTCCCGCTTTATAGACATATTCCTGGGGGATATTGATAAGGTTGTTCAAGGCGGAAGATATAGTATCAGGGAAAAGGCTTTGGCGGCCGAGAAGCTATGCAATGAATACTTATCAATAATAGGGGGAAAGTCTGTTTCCGCTCAAATAAACCGGAAAAATGAAGTGCTGAAAATTCAAATCCGATTAAATTGTCTTGCCATATGTCAGGAACTCATTTCTTCCGGAAACTGGAGTGATGCTGTAGAAGTCATGTCTGCTTTGGGTTATAAATTCAGAGAGGACGAACATGATAAGATAAAGAACCGGATAAGCAGCGTTTCCGCTTCTGACAATTACCGCCTTGCAAAATTGCAGGAAACATCTCCGGATATAGGGAAAATAAAAATGGATAGGGAATATTTTACCAAAGAACGCGTTTCTTTAATGTCCCATGTAAAAATGCACATTGATGAAAACACGTTCTCCGCCAAAGAATATGCCTATATGGTCAGGCGTATGTGTGATGACATAGATGCTATGATACGTTCAACTTCAAAAAAGAAATAGATATGTATTACAGATGTGAACTGTTGATAGGCGGAATGACATATGACGCCACAAATGAGCTTGTTAATTGGGACGATGTAGAGATGTCTTTCAAGAGAGGGGATTATGACGGAGTTGTTCGTAGTTTTTCCACAAAATTTGAGTTTACCAACGGCGCTTATTCGCTATTGCTGAAAGAATATTTGTCGAATTACCTGAACTCATCTGCAACACTCGTGTTTTATACCCGGAATAACTCATGGCTGTTAAATGAAAAGTTCAGATGTGCTTTGGACTACTCCACATTTTCCTACAATGATACGACGTGCGAAATAAATGCCGTCGACAACAGTCTCGCAAGCTTGATTAAGGCAAAGAAAGGCACGCAGTATGAATACCCGGTAAAAGAAATAAAGGAGTCCCAACCTTTGGATTATGACAGATTGTTAATGAACAGTGATATAAAATGGTCTATACCAAGTGACGCAGAGGAGCCTAATGTTTCCCATGTAATGACTGCTTATCCTAATGCTTATTATACTATTCCTTTTTATATGTTAGGACAACCGGAAATTGCAACAAAGGACATTGTAGAGGTTTTTGATACGGCTGAAAACCGATTTGAAAGTACGGAAAGTCTATTCGGAGAATATCTGTTCAAAAATATATCTGACAGGGATTTGACCATACGGATAAAAGTAAAATTCAGTGTATTCATTACGTATCAGAGACCAGGCGTATCCTTCCCGATATATATACGGCTTTCCTCTTATAATGAAAATAGTAAAGAGCTTAAAATATATTATCAATCCGCTACAATTCAAACATTTAATACATACACTGTCGATATTGATGAGAATTTGACAATATCTCCAGGTGAGATGATTAATTTCAATATAGCACTTGCAAAATCTGACCCTATATATCAAAATTTTCCCGTTAATTTTAAATTCAACAGTCTTGACACACCGTTAAATATAAGTTTTTCCGAGCGTGGAAAATCTGTAAAAATAGATTGTATCAGTCCTAAAGTATTGCTTAACCGTTTACTGAGGTCTATAACTGATAAGAACAATGTAACGGGTGAAATCGCCACCGGAGTAGATGAGCGTTTAGACATGGCGATGATAGTTCCGGCAGAAAGCATACGAGGACTTCCCAATGCCAAAATATATACATCTTATACCAAATTCGCCAATTGGATGAGCGCGGAATTTGGGTTTGTCCCTGTAATCGGTGACGAGAAGGTGACATTTGTTCATCGTGATACTTTATTCCAAGATACAGAAATAAAGGACTTGCAGGACAGCACTTCCGATTTGGAATACAATGTGAATGCCGGACTGGTTTATTCGGGGGTAAAAGTCGGGTATGACAAACAGGATTACGACAGTGTAAATGGTCGCGATGAATTCCGCTTTACCAATGAATACACCACCGGCATTACATTGACAGATAACGTATTGGAATTAGTTAGCCCATATAGAGCCGATGCTTATGGTATGGAATTTCTTGCGGAAAAAAGAGGTGAAGATACGACTGACAGCGACAGTGATAATGATATATTCTTTGTTGGAGCATCACTTGACGGAGAAAAATACAAGCTTGTAAGGGATGGATATACAATATCCGGTGTCATATCTCCTTCTACTATGTTCAATGCCATGTATTCCCAAAGGTTTATGATTGAAGCAAACGCAAGGTATATAGGTGCTTTTGCCAACGCGTTGGAGTTTACATCATCTGACGGTAACAGTGATGTGACAATCAATGGAGTTAGCGAAAGGTCGAGCATTGTATTGGGAAACAAACTGTTCACAGTAGGAGAACTTTCCGTCAAGACCGGAGATTTGGAAATACCGTCAGACTTGACGGGTTACATTCGGGTGGAAAAGAACGGACATATTTATAAAGGCTACGTAAAAAGTGCAAGCTATAATTATGGACGACCGGAAGCGGTAAAATATTATTTGATAGTCAAGAGTGTGGATTAATAGATGAGGAGATTCCATATAAGTCTATCAGGCACTCGTTATTTTATAAGGTATTATTTGGAATTGGTCTAAATAGTATGTATATTTGCGCATGATGTGTGAAGTTGCACGTCACTATAAAAGGACGAAAGGACATGGTAAAAGTTGGTGATGTTTGCCCTCTTTTTTTCTCACCTGTAAAAGATAAGTTTGGGCTTGATATGGACTATATTCAGAAGTTCCACGCTTCTGATAAAATCCATATACAGGTATTCACTAATGTTTCTGAGGAAGTTTCAGCGAGCCTGAACAATCTTGCCGCAGGAAATTCTACACCAATATCACTTTCCACATATAATCATAATGACAATGTAGTGATGTATTACGCCATTCTTCGAGACTTGGAGGATGCCGTATATACGGTTACAATCAACGAATATACATCAGAACCTTTTATTGTATGCTCCTCTGACGACTTGTTAGAGGAAACTGTACTTATCCGTTATTCCCATAAAAGCAATAACTCCGCTTTTGATAACATATTTTGGGTAGATGATATTCAGCAAGTATTTAATTTTCGTGTGGAAGCAGGATTTAAACCTGGAGGATATTCCCCTCGAATAGATAATGAGCAATATCGCAACCAAATGCAAGAGATAGAAGAATTATACGCAGTACCTTATGATGTGTATAATCTTACGATAGGAAATTCAAGCGGCGTCCCTTATTGGTTTGCAAAACACATAAACCGTATTTTATGCCTTTCTATGGTGGAAATTGACGGGACAAGATATGTCCGTTCGGAAAGTTCTGTTCCGGAAATGACGCAAGTTATTGAAGATAGCCAGCTGTTCCATATAAATATGGCTCTTGAATTGCAGAATAACGATATTGCAGGTATTGGCGGCTCTCCTGAAGCTGGTTCTTCCGCCTCTTTCCCTGCATTCCTGATAGACCACGCCAAAGATGGAGAGATGTTGCAATTCAGCGCAGAAAAAGCTGCATTTACTAATGTTGATAAGGTTGAGGTATGAAAAAAAGGCTTAGTAAAATATTATGGTTTGGTGATGCTCTTAATGAAAACAATCAGGCAGCTCCCCCTGCTTTATCTCCGAGTGATGAAGAGCATTTACAAGGTCTGAATCTCGGGGAAATATATATATGCGTCGCAGATGCCGACCCAGCACTGTTCATCAGGACTTCCGCCGACCGAATTGTCTACTTTAAGGCTCTTGATATAGAGGCTTTATCCAAGTTCTTTATAAGAAAAGACAGACCGGACGAAGCTGGATTTTTAATAAAGTTCTTAGGTGGATTGTTTTCAGACTACATCCAGTCCATGAACTTTTCTTCCGGTGCTCTCGGTGAAGGCTTTGTTATTAAAGTAGACAGCAAGACGGGTAAATCCTATATTGAAGTGGACGAACTCTTTGTGCGTATTAAGGCGATGTTCTCCGAGTTGGAGATAAAGAAGCTCTCTTATGCAGGCGGAAACTACATGTTCACCGCTGCCGGAATGAAATGCGGAAAGGTGGAAGAACACGAGGATTTTTGGCGTTGCTATCTTTTGGTGGATGATGGAGAAACGGCTATCGAGAACCCGTTCAAGGAAGGCGACCAGATACGTTTTCAAGACTTCAATATCAAGCCGGGTATCTACGAGAATGTATCCAACCGTTACTATTGGCGCTTATGTGTCGGCGTTGGTGAGGATTACATAGACCTTAGCAAGACGGACTGTGATGCAAACAGCGACATACCACAGGAAGGCGATAGCCTTGTACAGCTCGGAAACAGAACAGACAAGAAGCGTCAGAACGCAATCACCTTGTCCGTATATGGCGATGATGCACCGAGTATCCACCAGTATGCAGGAATAAATTCTTATTCTTTAGCAGGTAAGGAAGTGACGGTTATCAGTCCGCAAGGCAACAAGTTCATGGGAGACTTTATCTTGAAAACGGGAATAAACATTATGACCCAATTCAAGATACTGGAAGATTTGATTTACTCTGAAATCTCCAAAGTGCTTGACGAGGTGCAGGCAAAGGATAATTATCTGTATAACGCATCATTTGCAAGCAATACGAACGGTTGGGAGACAAAGAACAATGTTCGTTTCTTTACTGTAAACGGGAAGTTCTTATTGGTTAACGACAAGTTCTATTCCCGCAAGGATGCTATGGCTGCCATTATCAGAGACGGGGATAGAAACGTGCTTCGTATTCTTTCTTCCGGAATAAAACAGTCCAATGCGGACTTAGCCAATAAGCCTACCTATGAGGAAGGAGAAGAACCGAAGAAGTTCTTTATCTCTTTCCGGTACAGGGTAGCTACAGCCGGAACGCTGACAATAGGATTTCCCGGTCAGAACCTGCATTTCACTGAACGTCTTGAACCGGGCGAGGAATACGGAATGAAAGAGTATTCCGGCACATGGGACGGAACGGGCGACTTTGAATTGAAGTTTACGGGGGATATATACATACATTCGCTGGCTCTTGCCGAAAACGCATTCGAGGATTTGTATACTAAATTGAGTTCCGAAATAAAGCAGACAGCGGAAAGTATCAGGTTGGAAGTAAAGGAGCTTTCTGAAAGTAATAATCAGAAGTTCTCACAGATTGAGCAGACAGCGGAAAACCTCAAATTGTCTGTTACAAAAATAGAGGAAGATGTAACGCAGTTGGGGCTGGACATCAATGGGGTTACCGATGAACTTAAATTATATGTCAAAAAAGACGGATTAGGTTCAGAAATCAATGTGGCACTTGATAATATTTCCGTGGTTTCCAAAAATATATACTTTACCGGAAATATATCCGCCAACGGGAATGTGTCTATTCAGGCAGACGGGACAATAAAGGCTATTGGTGGATATTTTGAAGGAGAGATAAATGCAAACAGCGGGGTGTTTAAAAATGTAAGAACTCCTAACAACTCTTTGGTGATAGACGAAAATGGGAATGTTAGCATTGTTGGCAAAATGTCAACTGCTTCGTCAGGTACAAAAATAGAAATAAACCCAAATTCAAACAGCCTAAAATTTTATAATTCAAAAGGATATGATGTGGGTGGAATTTCATTCCTTGATAGTGGAGGCGGAGGTACTTCTGTTACTTACCCAAGATTAAAATTGGACAATATAGCAAGTGATGGCAACTTAACTGCGTCTACCACCCTTTTTGCAGGGTCATTGTCAATGATTTCAAATTTAAGTGGGTCAAGATACCAAGTGTCTCTTGGCATCAGCGGACTTTCTTTTTATAAAGATGGAAGATTAACTAAATCATACCCAAGCTCATGAAAAAGATAAATTTTAAACAATTACTGATTGCTACGGACATTACCCGTAAGCATTGTGAAAATATAGATTGTAGAGAGAATTTTGCGAATGTATTATACCGGAACGGTAACGGTATCGCATCGCATGCACTCGCTTTGAAGATATACAACTCCAATGAAGAGACAGAGTATAGTGATGAAGAAGTGGCCCTGATACAAGAGCATGCAAATGCTTTTTGCAAACCTTTCTTCATTGACGCGCTCAATCGTGCTATCAACAATCAACCGGAAGAAGTAACCGATAAACAGGAATAATTATGGCTTGGACAGAACAGGATTATCAAGAAATAGTTGCCCGTCTTATGGCTAACTCCATAGGGGTTAATGAAGTACCGAATGCGGACAAAGCGGATGATGTAACATCATTACCTGCATTTAAACCTTCAGGAAGCAACAGTGAAGCTTCTGTGGTCAATTATCCTTTAGAATTTTTGAAAGGAGAACAAGGCGAGCCAGGTATACAAGGCGAACCTGGGAAGTCATTTAAGGTAGCCGGCGAATACGCCACCCTTGAAGCCTTGAAATCCGCTGTTCCCGACGGTTCGGCAGTTGACGGGTTCATGGCTGTAGGCACGGAAGCCCCTTATGATTACTACGCATGGGTGAACGGTGAATGGGTAAGCCAGGGGAAGATAGGCGGCATAGACGAAGCGCCAACTGATGGAAAGGCATACGGTCGTAAGAATGGGGGTTGGGCGGAAGTTCCCGAGCATTTAAATCTTACATCAGAGAATTTAAACGATATAAATGGAGCGGGGTTTGCTACGCAGAAAAGCCCTACTGATTACACATCACCTGAAAATAATTATCCTATTAATGAGAATGGAGCATTGATTTTCGCAAACGCCAATTATGGTCATTCTAATCAAATCTATGGCTCTTATCTAACTAATAGATGGTTTGCAAGAGGTGGTGGTAATCAACATGGCGTTAGGACTAATTGGAAAGAGTTTGCATTTACGGACGACGTCCTCACCAAGACCAACACTTCATCATTCACCCCTACGGGCGATTACCAGCCTGCAACGAAGAAGTATGCGGATAATATCGGTTATGGTAAGGTTATTGATGTTGCCGATGGTTCTTTGTTAACTATCAATAAAAACATATGGGGTACAGAAGCTTATGACCATGTTGTTAAAATATTTGGTTCTACTGATGTTATTAAGAATATGATTATAGATATTTGCAATAACCATACTAAATATTATATACATAGTTACTCAAGCTATAGAAATTGTATAGAACTTTCTTCTGTTTATGCTTATTATACTGATGAAGAAAGATATGAAATAGAATTTAATATTAGTTATTATACTTCTCAGGGACCTGTTTCTAAACGAATAGCAATAGCATTAAACTTATTTGATGACGATAAAAGTGATGATAGACTTTTTATTGAAGATATTCTTGTATCTGATAATCTTCAAAGAGTTGTTAAACGTACTAAATCTGAATATAATAATACCGGTACTAAAAACGAATATACAATGTATGCTATAACAGATGCTTGATATGAGAGATAAGAATTTAGAGCGGAAATATAAACCCTGATATTAAAAAATGGAGATAGTTAGATATGGTTAAAATTGGAGCTACATCTATTAGTAATCTTGCCGTTGGAAATAAAAATATTGATTTGCTTAATATCGGCAATGCCATTTTTTATGCTGGCTATCCTTATCCTTGTGTTGGTGAGAATAATTTAACCCCCATTACTCTTCAGCAATACATTGAGTTGCCTTATTTTGGAGACCCGCAAAATTTTCAAGTAGCCCTATATTTTTCAAAATATATAGAAAGTTTTGAATATAGAATTGTATTAGCTGGAATAGATAGCGGTTTTAAAGTTTGTCCTCTTAATGAGCGAGTAATTCCTGATGTTTACGGTTCTGTCACGAATTACGGTAATTATGCTGTTCTATTAGGTATGTGTGCTCCTCGTTATATTGCCAACGAAACGAGCGCTACAACGATGCTTACTGAATTTAAAATTGATGGTAAATTATACAGCTATAATTATATAAGAAAGTAATTATAAGAATTGAATTAAACTTATTTGATTATGAGAGTAAAAGTATTTTATGAAAACTGGTTTGCCAAACTTATCCTATTTGGCAGCTACACAACTATAATGCTCTTCGGCTTTATCCTTACGAAGTTGAAAGAGTTGTCCGAAACAATCATACGCCATGAACGGACACATCAGAAACAGTTCTTCGAGTGTATGGAGATAGCGGCTATCCCGTCCGTATTGCTGGCATTCCATGTCAGTGCGTGGTGGTTGTTACTTATCCCGCTATTCTACTACATTCTTTATTTGGCAGAATGGTTTGTGAGCTTCGTGTACCACCTGTTTACAGACAACAAGATTGGGGACGGCAAGGTCAATAAAAACGCTTACCGTGCGAGCGCATTTGAGATGGAAGCCAAACTCAACCAAGACAACCCGAACTACTTGAAAGAACGTAAATGGGGTGCATGGTTCAGATACTACGGCAAGATATGAATAATTGACAAATAACGATAGGATGAAGAATAACATTATTACCCAAAGCATACCGGGTGGTTTCTCGGTAATAGCAAGCAGTTTTATTGCACAGTCATTGGAACACATGATACCGTGGCTGATAGTGACATTTTCAGTCGTTGTATGCGATTTGATGTTCGGGATAAGGAAATGCCTGCTATTGGGTGAAGAAGTACGCTTTTCCGGTGCCGTGCGCCGTACTATGGGTAAAATGGTGACATACTTTGCCTTTGTTTGTATGGTGGTGATGATAAACATTGCTTCCGGCAATAAATGGAATATTGATGTGTATTCATGCTTGTTTGTTTGCTTCATAGAGTTCTGCTCTATCATAAGTAATATCTTGAAGCCAAAGGGATATAATTTCAATTTACTGAAAGCGTTGGGATTATTCGGAAAGAAAGTGCTCGATGTCGAGAAAGAAGATATGAATGAAATAATAACTAAAGATAAGGAGTAACAAAATGAAAAAGAAACTGATTATCGCAGCGATTGTTATCGCTATCATCGTGGGAGTTATGCTTTACATGCACTACACTCCGTTTTGGGTGAACCTGACTACTGTTGTATCATTCGGTGTCGGTGTTGTTGCCGGATGGGTGGCTCGTTTAGTTTATGACAAATATTTTAGAAAGGAGAAATAACATGAGATACTTTACAATTGCAGAACTGGTTAAAAGCGAAACGGCTGATAAGAAAGCTATAGATAACAGATTGCCGCAAGAACTGCTTCCCAATGCACAAGCGTTGGTTGACAATGTCCTCGACCCGTTAAGAGAGGCTTACGGCAAACCTATCACAGTGACAAGCGGATACCGTTGCCCTGCTCTTAATAAAGCAGTAGGCGGCTCTAAAACGAGCGACCACATGAACGGGTGTGCTGCCGATATTGTCGGTACGCCAAATACTCCGAAAGAGAACAAAAGATTGTTCAACCTTATACAAGAATTGAAACTTCCCTTTGACCAAGTCATTGATGAGAAAAACTTCTCATGGGTACACGTCAGCCACCGAAGAGAAGGCAACAGAAACCAAGTATTGAAACTCTAAAAAGTAAACATCATGGCAGCAGAAGTTTTATCATTTCAACAAGAAGAAGGCAAAACAGCGTATTACGCAACGTTTGTCAGTGACGGTAATCCCGTTACCATACAGATAAAGAACAAGGGCGGAATGGTGACTGTATTTGCCAATATCGAGGGCATGAATCCTATCCCGCTTCCCCAAATGCCAATCAAGCCTTAGGTCCTTCCAATGTGATATTTCGTCTTATTGGCATAGCGGCAGGTATGGAAATTACAATAAGAAGTGCTACGAAAGTGTCAGAAGCGAAAATGATTAAAGAGGGATAGCCTTATGAAACCAATCACTATCCCTCACATCAGCATTCCTATAATCGGCATTCCCGTAATCAGCATACTTACCATAGGGTTTCCCGGTGCTGGCGGAAATAAGCCGCATCCATTTCCTGACGAAGGGTATTTATTATTAGCCAATGACGCTCCATTGTTGTTGACTAATGAAGAGCCGATATTGCTTACAAGTAAAAATAAATAGTAGTATGGAAGAGAAAATAGAAAAAGGACAACAAATTGGACAACTCCCCAAAAGAGACGTTTTGACGGGTAATGAGCAGTTTCCATTTCAAGAAGACAGAGAAAACGGTTCTATCACCCCTAACGCCCTAAAGAGATTCATTAGTTCTGGAAAAGGTGGATATATGAGCTATATAACCGAGTATAATGTTTCTATTCATCATCCTTCATCCGGGATTGATGGCAGTAATAGATATACATTAGAAGATGCTATTGTTCAAGTTCCGGAAACTATAAGAATAGCCGGGCTAAAGGTGTCATTCTTGAACAATAGCGGACTTGTGGAGACATGGGAATTTGCAGGTGGAGTATTTGAAAATATCGAGAACTGGAAGTCAAATGAAGATAAATTGACTGACATTAGAGATGAAGCAATCAGTAAAATAAAGGAAGTTGAAAGCGATGCTATTTCCAATTTCAGTTCCCAGCGTGTTACTCCTGATATGCTGTCCGAATCAACCAAGCAGTTTATTAATGCAAGTGGTGGCGGTACGATAAACAATCTTGCGGATGACGAAGACCTTGTGTCTGTAGACAAAGGGGAAAACTTAAGTGTTTTAAAATTTGCTGACCGCCCTTTTAGTCCTGACAGATTCAGCGGCAAGGGGTATAAGATATTGCGTAGGAATATTATAGACGGTAAAAATATACTTACGCAGGAAATGATAAATCAGCCTGATACTATATATGAAATCAGGTATGATTTTGATTTGGATGGCGCTGAGATAAGCATTCCTGAAGGGTGTATTCTAAAATTTAATGGGGGGCGTTTTTTAAATGCGTTGAATATCAAAGGGGATGTAGAAAACAAATACTTAATGCCGGAATGGTTTGGCGCGTCCAACGACGGTAAAACAGACAGCTCTGATGCATTTAATGCAATCGTGCGGATATGTCGCAGTATAAGATGTTCCAATAAGAAGACTTATCTGTTTACCAAAGACATAGATGCAAAGATTTTGAATGAATTGTCGATTGACATGAATATGTCTTCTTTCATAGATTTCCATATTGTCATAAACATGAATGATGGAATAAATGATTGGAGATCGGCATACTCTTCTATCGGGCTTTCAATCAAAGAAGGATTTATCATGTCTAAAGGCAGCGATACGAAATACCGTAATTGGCAAATTCCTGTCATAATCAGTGGGGTTCCTGTACATTTGGATAATATGAATATAAGGCGGGTTCCTTATATACTGGCATTGGCTGATAGATATATTGATGTCATGCGTTGGCATAATGTCATTTATTATTCATGGGAGGACACCTATTCAGATGTAACATACCGGCTTGATGCTATAAATGTGGTGTTAAGGGATGGTACTATATCCAAAATGAATGAGGGACAAGAGTTAGCGGGAGATGCTTGGATATTTAATTCGGTAAATGAATTCAGAGGGTATAATAAAAAAAAGACTTTTGATTATAAGTTAGGTACATTCAGAGAAGGACTGTATACTAACTTCATTAATTGCATTCAAAGCAATATAACATTAACTCAAAAAATCAAAGCTAATTTTACCGGCTGTCACTGGGAAATCAGCGGAGTTACAATTGAAGGTAGTGGAGGTCTCATTCAAGCCAACTTTATAGGCTGCTATTTTTATATGAATAGCAGGATATTAAGTGAAAATCAAGGCGTAACATATATTGGTTGTTATTTTAGAGGGTTATGGGATAAAGCCGGAGATATGACAATGCCTGAGTTTTTGAATAATACTGATATTGTGGATATGAATTGCGTATTTCTCAACTGTAGAATAGGAGGAACATTGGTTGATACAAATTGGTATAAAGCCTGTTATTATAATTATAATAGAACGACTACATTAGGAATGCGTCAGTATGTTATGGACGCTTTTAACAAAAGAAATATTGAATTAAGGGATACCGGTAATATTATTAATAATAGGGAAAATGGAAGTTATAAATATACAATATATCTGTTGTGTGGAGAAAATATACCTATTGCCAAACGTGTTCTTAATATAGATATTACCGATAGTGATAAAGAGAAAACGCCATATTTCTATATAAACCCAGGTAAGAACTATGGGTTTGAGGTATACAGAGAGTCACCTAACGGGAAAAAAGAAGTTGTTGTTGGATTCAGTTCGGTTAATGACGTTGAAACCTTATCGTTTCAGGATTTTTCAGACTGTGCGCTAATCGGTGAACATGATTCTACCTGGTCGAGCATGAAGACATCGGTATTGCTGTGGAAACCTGTAAAGGACGATATACCGGACAAAACTTTATACCCGCATTTCTTTTACAATCAGGGAGTCTTGGTCTCAACGAGTGGGAATTTAAAAAGTCCGCTTACTGATTTTCTCGCAATTCCATATTTAAATGTAGGAGTTACTTCACAACGTCCTGGCAATGCAGATAATGGTTTTCAATTTTTTGATGTGACCCTGCGTAAACCTATATGGTGGAACGGTTCTTCATGGGTAGATGCCAGTGGAGCTACGGTGTAGTGTTTTACTAATTATTTAATTATTTATGGTATGATAAATAATATCTTAGGTGCGGTGGTCTATCTATCCACCGCCATAGTATTCGGTGGCAGCACTGCATTGCTGATGCTCTTTATCAAGGAGAACAGCGACCGCTGCCACTACTATAACGGCAAGTGGAACAAAGCAGACTTGCTGTGTGGAGCTGTCGCAATATGTGCAGGCATGGTTGTTAATCATTATCTGTTGAAGTTATGAAGAAGTTAGTGTATATAGTTTTTCTTGTCTTGACGGTGTGTTCCTGTAGAACGAGGACTGTTTGTATGCCGGTTGAGACAAAGGTTCTTGATAGTGTGGTTTTCCATGATACTACATTTCAAGAGAAGCTGATACCGTACAAGGACAGCGTATCTGTTGCCGATACAACGTCATTCCTTCGCAATCCGTATGCCTACAGCTATGCTTCATTTAGCAACGGGATATTGAACCATTCATTGGGCATTTATCCTCATGCTACGGTAACAGTCAAAATGCCGTATTTTATCGAAAAGATAAGAAGGATTGAAGTGCCCAAGCCTTATCCGGTAGAGAGGGAACTGTCATGGTGGGAAAAGTTTAAAATCAATTACGGTGGTGCCAGCATTTCGATAAATCTGACATGTGTTTTATTCGTAATTGTTTGGCTCACCATAAAGATAAGAAAGAAATTAACGATGTAGAAGTTGGCTTGTAGCTGACACTCTTTCGGGGCTTAGAGTAAAAAGAAAGCCCCCAACGTTCAAATAATTATTGCCACATAAAAATTTGAAAAAAGCATAAGACACCGCACGTTGGAGGCTTTAATATCTTCAACACGGTATCTTATGCTTTGTTCGTATATAATAATCAAATATTTTATGTGGCAGGGCAAAGATAAATATAAAATTCAGAAAAACTATGTGTAAGTCAGAAATCTTTGCCGAAACAATCAATCTCGTGGCGCAGGAGACCGAAATACCCGCCAGCCGAATACTATCTTCGGATAAGGATACGGAAACCGTAGACGCCCGCTATCTGCTTGTACAGTTGCTTGTCGAAAGGGGAATGTATCCTTCGCAGATAGCTCCTAAAATCCACAAGACCAAACGTGCGATAAACTACATGATTTCCAATTTCCAGGAATGTATGGAAGGCGGGAAAATGTTGAGAATATATTGGGAAAACATTAGGAAAGCGTTGGGAAACAACTGATTTCATGGCAGATTGCGTATTTATACTTTTGTGATGCGGTTGATTTTGACCGTAATACAAAATATAAATCTCTATGGAAAGAACGTATGTCTTCAACCAAGACGGGAACAACGGAAATGGTGGCGGAAGCAAATTCGACATCATGGCTATGTTGCCCAACTTGATGGGAAGCAAGGGTGTAGACCCCGGCCTTCTCGCTTTACTGAACCAGGGACGTGGCAGCCAAGACCAATGGGGCGGCTCGTGGTGGTTCATCTGGATTATCCTTTTGTGGTTCTGTTGGGGCGGCAACGGCTTCGGCAACCGCTTTGGCAATGGTGGCGGTCTACCTGCCGAGCTTAACGGTGATGTCGGTCGTGAATACCTGATGTCAGCCATTCAGGGCAATGGCAATGCCATCAACCAGCTTGCTTCTTCTTTGAACTGCTCTACCCAACAGTTACAGAGCGCCCTGTGCAACATCCAGGGACTTATCGCCAATGTGGGCAATCAGGTGGGCATGTCAAGCCAGCAAATCATCAACGCATTCCAGTCCGGAAATCAGGCTGTTCTTACTCAGATTGCAGATTGTTGCTGCAAGACTCAGAACGCCATTACCACAATGGGCTATGAGAACCAGCTTGCGATGTGCAATCAGACCAACGCGCTTGTCAACACAGCCAATCAGAATGCCCTTTCATTGCGTGACGGTGCGACCGCCAATACCAATGCTATCCTTGCAAAGCTGGACGCCATGCAGAACCAGGCATTGCAGGACAAGATTGCGGCTCTTACAGCAGAAAAAGCCACTTTGACTGCTGAAATCTCCCAACGTAACCAGAATGCTACTATCCTGAATTCAGTAGGACAACAGATTGCTCCTTTGGCAGCAGGCTTGCAGGCATTGCAGTCCGATGTCGATGGAATAAAATGCAAGATGCCTAACACCGTTCCGGTTGTTTACCCTAATATTCAAGCCATCAACACAGATTGTTTCCGTGCTGCGGCTTTCGGTGCTTACGCCGGTGATGCAATGTATGGACGTGGCGGTTGTGGTTGTAACAACTACTGGGGTTAATTCCGGTAAGAAAGGGGGTAATTATGTGGCCTAACTTTTTTACAGGATTTCCTTTCTTGTTCCCTACTATTGGAAGGGCTAATTTCAATACCCTTCCTACGGTAGCCGTAACGGTCGGCACGGAGAACGTGACTTTAGAGCTGCCTAACCATGCGTTCCGTAACAGAAGCTATGTAGGCGGTTTCTATGTCAGTCTCCGCCAGGCGATACCTGCCGGTACGACTGCTACACTCCCGATACTGATAGGGACTAATGGGGATACAAGACCGTTGCTGGCTTACAACAATGAGCCGGTGACTGTCGGCAACCTTGCCGGAACGGGTATCTACGAAATCCACTATAACAAGTACACCAACGAACTGTTCCTTGTTAACGGTGGGTATCGTCCGACAACCGCATCGACACCGACTCCGACAGCAGAAGCAACCGCTCAAAAGAGCAAGTAGTTAACATGGGGCTTTGTGGTTATTTCCAAAATGGGAATAGCCACACCCCTTTAAAATCAAACCAATATGTTTCAATCACTTCGTACCAATAACCAGTTGTATATACTTCATAAGGATGCTAACCCGTTTATCGAATACGGTCCGGTAGTCAGCGTTTCCGCTCCTAAGCCGAAATATCCTATGGCATCCCCTATGGGACAGTTGCCCCAAATGGAAATGGTTGTGGATGTCGTTGTCTGTATCAACGGGCAGAACACGACTTTCCAAAATCTACCTGCCGGCATGGATATAGCCGACTTCGGGCAGAACGGCAATATCGTAGTGTCATGCTCTCGTGATGCGATGAATAACGAGGTCGCTTCTATGAAACAGAAAAGCATAGACATCATCAACAGCATGGACTTCCACAATTCCGTCATTGCGGGATGTGACAAGATGCTGACGCTCTTGAACCCCGAATTTGCAGAGAAACAACGTCAGGAACAGGAAATATCCTCTCTGAAAGGGCAAATGGCAGAAATGAGCAAAAATATGTCCGACCTTATGGATTTGAACAAACGGCTTATGGAACAGCTCGGAGTTGCTGAAACATCTAAAACAAAGAAATAATATGGGAATGTGGGAAATATTGGAAGAAGGACGCGGAGAATATGACCGTGACTTCGGTATGAGAGGCGGTAATCCTATGGAAGAAGCCTATAGAGAGGGTTGCCGTCATGGTTACGAGAGAGCCATGCGTGAGATGCAGGGCGGTGAAATGGGCTATCGTAACAGCGGTGGTTCACGCGGTGGAAGCTATAGCGGCGGCTCGGATATGGGAGAACGTCGTATGCCGGGTTACTTCCCGGAATATCCGGTTTACAACGAACGCCGCGATTCACAGCCTTACGGTGATGATATGGGCGAACGCAGACGCAGACGCGCCAACGGAGAGTTCATGTAATGGAGAGGGGATTATTCCCCTCTTTTGCCAATCACTTAAAATCAGGAAAATATGAAACAAAGATTAGATACATACGACAGAATACCGCCTGCAATGGCTGACTATCTCAGCCAGTACGGATGGCATTTCAGCAAGAAGATGTGCCTATGGGCTGTTTCCCGCATGAAGATGGAAAATAAATCTACGGGTAAAGAAGAAAAGCTGGAGCCAATCAGCAAAGAGCAGGTAGAGGAGCTTCTGAAAAAGTACAGTGTAAACCTGGAGAAGGATGCAGGGTACGACAGTGTTTACGTGGCAAACATGGCGAAGTCGGATTACTACAAAAGTTCTATCACTGACGAAGCCCATCTCGCATTGTTCATTAAGGATTACATAGATGATGTGGACGCTTACAATGGAATGCCTTTCACTCGGTTCTATGCCGACTGCATAGGCTCCGGCAATCCTATCATGTGGGAACAGATGATGTAGCCTATGATAATACAGGAATTTTACATACCGGATTATAATTGGGAAGTAAGGGTATATTATGCGGTGGACTGCTATTATACCGACCGTATCATCGCCGACCTTCAGCGGGTTGGATGCAGGGGGCTGGATTTGGTGAATGCCTATAAGAACATGCGCTCCTGCAATCTGAATACGGGTATCACTTACTCCAATATCCGAAACAGGCAAACCGTAATGGTTATAGCCCTTACTTCTTCCCCGGCAGAGTTTCAAAACTCTTTCGACCATGAAAAGGGGCATCTATGCCGGCATATCTCACGGGCGTTCGGCATCGACCCATACGGGGAAGAGGCGCAGTACCTTAGCGGATATGTGGGACAGAAGATGTTCCCGGTAGCGAAGAAATTTTTGTGTGAACATTGCAGACGTAGCTTATGTGGAAAATAGTACAAGCCATTTTATCAGGCAAATCCCGGGAAGAAGTATATAACATGCTTTCTCCCGAACAGAAAGAGACGCTGAACAGCCTTGCCGCGGCAAATGGTATAAACCGCCAACAACGTAGAAAACTTGAACGTGATGCGAAAAAGGGATTACATAGATGAACTGCTTGAATTGGCGGACAATGTCCTTTACATGGACTATTGCCGCCTTTTCCGGGTTATCCAATGGAACGTTTAGAACGCTTTGAACGGATTCTCCATTGGGTTATACCGCTTGCCGTTTTGGTGAGGGTTATATCTGTATGCCTGTAAGTTTACTATCTGCATTTAACTTTTGTAAGTCCATACTTAGCCAACCTTAGATATATCGTCCTTACACTTACATTCAACATCTCTGCCATTCTGCGGGGCTGTATATTTTCTTCCTTGTACAACTTGGTAATGTTTTCTTCCGAAAGTGGGTCAACGAAAGGTTTCTTAGGCTCTGTTATCCCCATCCGTTTACGTGCTTTCGCTGCATATGCTTCATTCTGTTTGTCTTTTGTGACGTAAATAACAGTGGTCTTGTTAAGGCGTAGAGGGAATAGCCTTCTTTCCACTTCCTTGTGTTGTTCGGCAAGGCTTTCTACATCCCCGTTGACCGTAGTGTCAATCTTCTTGTATTTGTCCGGGATGCGGGAATGTCTGTCTCTGATTATTCTGTCTGCTCTTCTCATTGGTTCAATATATTATACTAAATTTATGATACCACTTGTCCGCATGGCTGAACCATCCTATAATGAATGATTTACCGAAGAGGGTTGCTTTGTATAGTTTACTCATGTGTTTCTTTGTTCTTTAATTTATCAAGGAACTTGCTATCTCCCGAATAATTCACACCGATAGCCTTTTTACTTTCAACAATCTGTTCCAAAAGGGTTATAGCTTCCTTTTTCACTTCTTCCACTTCATTATAACCGCAGGCTTTATCAACCAACTGCTCCATAGTCGATTTAGGCTTGGAAAGAGCCTCATTCAACTTTCCCAATCGCCAGTAGCAGTAATCAATTGTGGCGATGTGCTCTAATTTAGTCATGGTTGTTTTCTTTCAACAAATTCGAGGCGTCGTGAATATTACTAACGACTGTCATAGCATGCCATTCTCCTAAAGGTCTCATGCCAACTTTTTTTTCAAAATCGAATTGTAATGCGAATGTAGCAAGTTCTTTGTTCCACAATACAAGAGCTATATGTTGCTCACACATAAGTATGTCGCCTTCATAGATTTCCTTTTCATCCTTATCGCATAAGCCCGTGAACTGACCTAACGTCTCTGGACGTACAACTGAAACCTCATCATCGAATAATTCGATAGCTACACCTGTCTTATTGGTAATTTCATAATCACTTTGTGAGCCTTGATATATAATACATCCATTTCCAATATGAATTAAATCGCCATACACCCATTCATTATTATCAACACTTTTCCCTCTGAACTTTATTTCACGCTTCATAATCAATATCTTTTCTCGTTTTTAATCAATCAGTTCAAATTCATAAACGAATACATAGGGATTGGATTCCCATGTACCTTTGCCGGAGACTTTATCTATGAGGGCGGCAAAGGCTTCACGAGGGGTATCAAAGTCGGTGCAGCCAATCGCTCGCCAATGTCCCAATCCACAGACGCAATATTTTTTTGTTCCATCATATTCATATTGGCGAGTGTTCAGTTCAACGCCCTCACGCAGGCAATCTTCATCGGAAATGTCTTGCAACCGTTCTATCTTGATGTTGGTAATACGGATGTGATGGGGCATGAGGTCAGCGCGGACAAACATTTTATTTTTCCAACCGGGTGCGAATTTAGTTTTAGTATAAAATCCTATTCCGTCCCTATCATTAAGTGCAATTTCGGGATTCATCCCTAAACTTTCATAACATTGTGCAATGGCAAAAACTCCACCAACCTTGTACTTCGGCTGAATAAACATTGGAACAAAGTCATTACAGTCCTTATCATATACAAGAATCTCAAAAAGGGGGCTAACATCATCTGATTCAGTAATCCTAAAACATCCAGCAGGATTTTCTTGATATGCTTTCGGACACTTAATGATTCTTCTTGTCTGCGTTTTCCGACCATCCAATACAGCCTGGGTTAGACTGTATTTATCATTGAACATTATCTTCTTCATTGTATCTTTTTTTTAACTCTTTCAAAACAATCTCCATACCTTCATCCAGTCCTTTCTTGTAACCGGATACATGCTCACCTATGTTGTAGACCAAGCATCCTACAACGATAAGAACAACTCCTACAGCCCTATGCCAATAGGGAAAGGATACACTGAACGGTGAGAATGCCAGTCGGAAGTGACCGATGAGTAATGCTGATATGATGAATATTGCAAGAAATAAAATAAGGTTTGCTTTCATAATCAATCCTCCACTTTTTCAAAGTGCACATCTTGTTTATCTTGTCTTTCAAAATACAAGCAATAATAATTACAGCATTCCGGTCTACCATTAAAGACGCATTTATCGCATCCGTATATAAAATCGCTATCTTTTTTCACGATAATTTTTTCTCCATTATATTCAAATACCTCTCCGATTTTTCTTTCTTGTTCCATAATCAAATCTCCTCTACTTTAAAAGATAATTTCTCAAGTTTCTCAATCTGCTTACGAAGAGAAGCGATTTTCCTAATCCTCATTTCTTCCGCCTTTTTCAACGCTTCGGATTTATCGGTGAATGCGTTTTCCCCTATACAGAAGTAAGAACATAAACCATCAATTACATATTCTCTATCTTCAAATCTACTTCTAATAATATCTGCTTCTATCTCTTTAATACCTTCTGTTAAGGCATACTTTGTTATAAATACTTTTGCCATAGTTGTAATCATTTATAAGGTTAAAGTGAATTAAGAGAGGCAGCGGACACGGGGCGAACCCAATCGTCACTGTCCTGAATGTTGTCGTATCTAAAACCGTCGCCCCAACTGAGAATAAAATTGCGTTTGTTTCCTTTTCTCGTAGAACACCAATACCAGTCATCTTTCACTGGTTGTTTTCCGCAGATAGCTAAGGCTGCATTCAGCATAACCTTATGTTCATACCCTAAGACACTCTCTTGTAGTGTAGGAATGCGCCAACTTAATCCACATAAGTCCAATGCTATGACTTTCTCAGCAATTTCGCTTCCGGATGCAGCCAATGCTTTGGTATTGCCTATTCCATCGGTATCCTTCATGCCTTCTTCTGTGGTTGGATATATCTTTCCTGTTTGTTCTTTCTCCCAATCAAGAAGAATATGGGTATCATTATCCATATCTTCCGGATAGAAGAATAAAGCATTGCCATCATGGATAATAACTGCACATTGTGCCTGTTCGTTTTCTTCATGCAGTCCCCAAAATTTAGGTTTTACAAAATTCTTATTGACGGTAAAGATGAATACACCATTACCTACATTTTCTTTTGTGTAAATTCCTTTGCTCATAATCATATAAGTTTTAATATTTCTCAAAATTTGGGATTTGTAAATAGAAAGAGTTTCGAGACATGGGAAGCCAACACTTTTGCTCCTCATTGCACGTATTCCAATTATCTTCCCCAAATTCATCATTTAATGCTTCCACTATCTTATAGGCTACATCTTTTACAAAACGAGTATTAAGTATCCTCTTGCCTTTAATAACGATTGTAGGTGTATAGAGTGAAATTTTATACTCCCCACCGTTTTCTATCGACCAGCTACCTTGTGCTACTGTAATGTGCGGATTGGTTTCATTCTTATACTCTTGTACTATACTTAGATAGCCATTAAAATAGTTGGCTATTAGTTCCGACTTATATACTTTTAGCCCCGTTGCTTTTTCTAAAAGTTTTCTAAGCCTATAAGCATCATTTACAACAGGGTCCATTCTCATATAAGTTTTAATGCTTCTTGTATCCCGGCTTCCAGTGCTTCCTCGTAGGTGACATATACTTTATAGCCATTCCCTTTGTTTATTTCGTTCTCCATCCAGTCGCTTTCTTCTGTTGGAACATTGAAATCACAAAAAGAAAGCTTCCATCTTTTTCCAATAACAGGTTCTACATATACATACACACCTCTTATTTCACGCAGCCACTTTTGAGCAACATACAACACTGGACACAAAAATTCAACTGATTCGTCATCTATTTCCGTACAACACGACATACTTTGCGGAAGGTCATATTTTGTAATAACCTTATTGCGGTCTATTAGGTGTTCACACTTCCTATTGAAGCCCTTATCTTTCAGCAGCTTCGCTGTTTCTAATGTTACAAGTTCTTCGGTCATAGTTATTTACTTTCTATTATTATACACCCAAATAACACCCCTAAATATTTCATCCCAAGTTCGGAAACATAGTACCCGATTTGTTTTTCAATCTCAAACTCTCGCTTTTCTGCATATCCGATAGATACCAATTCCTCCCAGTCCTTATCGGAGTTACTTACTACAAATCTATTACGATAAGCCTCATATCTATTTCTTTTTATTTTCTCACGGCTAAATCCGATAGCATGTTCCATTTTTTCTATTTGCCGGAGTGATAGTTTTATATCATTCATAATCTTTTATTTTAGGTATTTCTACACCATACATATCGGCTAACTTCTGGAATTGTTTTTTCACAAACGGAGCTTCTTCCAAAGCCTCTAATACTTCTGTTTTTAAATAGGTTCCCTCAACAAAAAACACAGTCTTACTGCCATAACGATTATCATCCGGACTTGCAGAGAAAGAAAGACACCCATACCCCTTGTACGTGAAAAAATTAAAGCCGGAAAAACCGAATAATTGAAAGTCTTCATCTATTTTACTAAGGTCTTCTTTCTCTTGAGGAGAAAATCTTCCAGAAATAGCTTTAAAATGATGTCCGAGACAACCATCTGTCCCAAAATATGCTATTCTACACATAATTGTTCTTTCTTATCTTTAAAGTGTTCAATCAGTTCGTTTACGGTAGCCTTGTGAATGGTATCCGTGTTAATGTCAACATCATTGTAAGCCCAATAGGTAGAGAACTTGATTTCAGGACACAGAATCCATTTATCCCCATCCGTAAACCATTGGTTCTTGTCTGTATCATCCCTCAATGCAGCGATAGCCAAGAAAAGCTCTTCATTGGTTCCGCAATCAATTCTTCCTTTCTTGGTGACAGTATCTACATCATATATCACTCCATATAAATTACCATAAGATGTTATGATAGCCTTTCCCTCTTCGATACTTTTATGACTTCCCTTGCCGTCATAATTATGCGCATCTAAAGTTGTATCACCAGAATTAAGGATTTCATATCCCAACTCTTCCAGCTTCTTTCGAAGCTCCGGTGTATTCTTTCTTATGAAACACGGTGTTGTAAATCCCATAGTTATTCCTCCTTATCTATTTTTGATTATTTCTCCAGCGTTTTTAGGTGTTTCACGATAATAAGATGTAACAGTTACTTTGCCACGCTCAACAAATGCTTCGCAACCAATAACGGCACAAACAGCATTAAACTTATGACACACAGATAGCAGTGAACATCTTTTACAGTTAATTTTATATTGTACCGCTTCATGCAGCACTCCGTCTATTATTATTCCGTTCTTTACTTCCATGATTATTCTCCTTTCGTTATTTGTTTTCCTTCCTTTTTTTGCATTCTTCACAATGCAATTTATAAGCATAAGCAAACACATTCAAAGTAATATCATCAAAATGAAAGTCCGCCTGCTTGCCTTCTACTACAACAGAAACACATAAGCTTCCATTACAAAAATTAATATATGCTTCACCACCTCCATCTCCCTGAATGGAAAGGGTTTGTGTCTGTACACTATCCATGATTCACCTCCTTCTCTGATATTCGTTTTAATGGATCAAAACTCATATTTATTCGTTGTACCCCATCTATAACGTCTCTTATATTGAAACATTGTAAACTGCCCAAAACGTTTGTCATTCTAAATACAGGATTTGCCATACAAATATCAGTAAGAGCGTCTATCAACAGTTCTTTACTTAGATGTCGCAACTGAATCTTGATTAAATTCCGTATTTCTTCATCATTCATAGTTATTCTCCTTTCCGATATATCCATTTTCAACGCACCAGCAAAGCGTCTCGTAGGCTGCATCAATAAGATTTTTTAAATGAAAATAAGATAAAAGACATCCTGCTCCCTCATACTCGACATGCCACATTTTCTTGTATTCACTAACTCTGATTGAAAGACAAAAATATTTTTTTATGACAGGCGGCAGCTTGTCAAGAATGTCCTGCAAGGTATAAGTTTCATGATAATAGTCGTAATTCGTATCGGCATCCGGAGAGGTTACAACCATGTTATCTGAATCTGAATCATTCCACTCGAAACACATGCTTCCATCGCTTGTATCCAACCCAAGCTCCTGCAAATGCATCATCTGTTCGACTGATAATACTTGTTTTGGTTTCATAATTCCTCCTCCAATTTTCCCAAAAGTTCCTTGGATAGTATTTCACAGTAATAAATATTGTCTATCATCGCGTCGTTAGAACTCACATCCGCCTTAAACCTCTTAACGAGTACCCATCCATACCACTTTTTCACTTGAACGTCAAAAATGTGGTCAAAAAGTCCGTATCTGTATATTCTGTATTTTCCCATATCAGTCTCCTTTCTCTTTAATCCGTTCCAGTACATCCTTGTTGGCTTCGAGTATCTCATTGAAAGAGGGGATGGGCATCCAGGCCACAGGCTCCCATAATGGAGGTATACTGCCCATTGAAGTATAAATAGGACTGTCTTTGTATATATCATTGATATAACCGTCCATACAGAACCATACTCCATTACAGTATGTGCCATTAAATATTGCGCCATGCTTGCACATGATAATGATATTCTCATTTTCTTCTGGCAACTGTTCCTCAACGCTTATCCACGGAGATTGCTTTGCCTGCCAGTCTGCACCTTTTATAAAATATTTTTTCGCCAATGCTGGCAATCCTCCCCAATCTGGCATCTTATTGTAAGCCATGCTTTGGGCTGCTTCTTCTACTGTCTGTTTCATAATCAATGACTTTTAATTTTCTTATATTTACCACATGCTAATATTAAATTTCCACTTTTGTGTAATTACTAAAATCACAATACAAGTATTGACACCAACCACCAAAGCGATATTTATCATTTAGATACCTACATAGGGAAGTCCACTTACTCTTTGTAATAATCTCGTACACCGTTCCTTTATGGATGAAAAGGTCGCCGACTTTTAAATTGGAAAGTTTAACTGTTTTCATTTCTTCCTTTTATTCCGTTCCCGATTGTCTTCCGAAACACACATTTTGCACCATGATGTCTTGATTCAGAACCACTCTTCATTCGCTCCAACCTCTACCGAAAGCCAGTCCATGAGGAGGGTTATAAGGTTATAAATAGGTTTCATCTCACTAAACTTTTATTGCGTTGGCAATATTATCCGCATCCGACAGCTTTCTTACCAGCACATCAAACGCTGCTGTACACCGCTCTGTGTTCATATTGACCGTTTTCCCGATTTTCAAACAGTCGGAAGCAAGGTTCATCACCCTTGCTACATTGGAAAGCTTCAAATATTCCAACGTGAACCCGTTGAACCGTGCGTCTTTCTTCCGAAGTTCTTTAATCCTTTCGTCAAACTGGATGCAGGCGTAATCACACAATGTTCTTGCAAGTTCGAACCTTGCAATCTCTGCGGAATGGGATATGCCGTTATCGTCAAGAGCCTGCTTGAACTGCCAATACAGCATATCCACGTGCTTGTTCACTTCTTCCGTATACTTGTCGTTGCAGTCGGCGAAAAACTCGCTCCGGTCTGAACCGATAACGCTGTTTACAGTACGCTCGTATTCCTTTCTTGCCTTATCGGCATCATTCAAATACCGCTTGAATGCCTGTTTGTAATAAGGCGTTCTCTTCATCGCATGCAGACACTCGATAACCTGCCCGCAACAGATGTCGTTCGTGAGCAATATGTTGTAGGTGCACAGAACTACAAGGCTCTCATACTTGCTGATTATCTGATTTGCCGTGTCGGTAGTCAATGCCTTGCATGTTCTGCCTTGTTCATACTCTTGTTTCTGCTCTCTTTTGCAAGTTCATCAATCATGCGCTGATACTCCAATTGTTCGATTTTCTTTTCAATCTCTATGTCCATGATTATTTACCGTTTGTTTCTTATTTGGATAAACCCTCGTTTTTCGCATTCCTTCAACAGTTCCATATCTTCATCCCTTATATCGCATGGCGTCTCATGATTAACACTCATGTAATCCGATATGCCAAACTTTTTGCATATATCATAGTAAAAGCGTCTTTGCCTGCCTCTTGTCGTCCAACATATTGTAAGTCTCATACTTTATTGTCAAATTTATGCTTTCGCCAATACTTATAACTGGCATACTCTCCACGTCTATCAAACATTATACGCTCGAATGTACCAACACGCCGCAATGCTTCGTTTGCGTACAGGTCTCCACCGGCTATCTTAGCTTTCAACATCTCAATGTACTCTTCTCGGCTATACTCTTCTCCAGTAAAAACATTAATTTTTTCTTCCGGCATTGAGTGTATCACTTCATCCCGCTCCTTATCGTAAGTGGCAAACCAGCTCATGATGACAGAACCGTCTATTTTGCCGTAAAATCCACCGTATGATGAGTTTTCCCTTGCCCGTTTAAAACAAAGGCAAACGTCCTCAATTCTGAAATAATAATACTTGTCAAGAATAGAGCTTACAATGGATGCTACTTGATAGTCATTCATATCCTCGCGGCTACGGCCGTAAAACAACAGAGTGCCTTCTATGAACTTTACAAGAACCGCCTTTATGCAGGTTTCGTTATCTTTCCTCCATTGTGATAATTGTATGGGAGGTGCGTTTATCGCTTGGCTTATGGAAGTTATCTCATTACTGATGTTCTTGCAGATAGCAATCAGCTGCCTGGAAGATAGAACCGCTATTTCCTTGCTTGTTAGTGTGATTTCTGTTCCCATTGTCTTTTAGTGGAAATAACCCTTGGTAATTATTACTCATGCTTTGCTCTATTATTGCAATCATCATCTGCTTGTCACCTCCCGAAAGAGTTAATAGCTTCCGGTAACATGCCTCTGCTCCGGTCTGCTTGTATGGCTGCCCCCTCTCTTTTTTGTAGTTGAGCCAGTATATGAATATATCCTTGTATTCTTCCTCTACGAAATAGAGGTCAAGCACTTCTTTCTTCCTTATTGAGTTTCTCCCGTCTATCCATGCTTTCGCTATTTCATTTCGGATTTCGGAAGGATATTTCAACGCATACTCTTCTGATTGCTGCTTTATTGTTTTCATATTAAAAAGTGAAATCCGGTATTTTATCTTCAAAATTATCGCACTCTTCAACCTCATTAGGCATAGGCTTTTGGGATATGCTAAATATCAGCTCTCTTTTCTTTTTACTGAATGTTCTGACTTTTGGATGATACATTACCTTGTTGTCTATATCGCATATAAATCTGCGGCGAGGTCTTACACTTGGAGCGAACTCATCATAATCACATTCATCAGGTTTATCGTTATATTCTATATCCTCTACTGTGAGATGCTTGCATCCTATACAATAAGACCTATTAACGGGGTTTCTCTTACATTTATCCTCATGTAACGTCATAGCTCCTTTATTGAGTGATATTTTATTGCAGTGTTCGCAATGGTACACTGTTCTTACGTCTGTTTTCATTTTTAGTATAATTGATTAATGTTAGCATGATATATTAGCCTCACGAACTAAGTTTGACGCAATATTGAATACTTTGTCAAGGAAATGGTTTCTTTCTGCAATTTCAAGCTTTGATTCGTCACGTCTTACTTTCTTATAGTTGTTTATTGATATGTGATATAGGTAATACAATTGGTTATATATCTTGTGATACACATCCCGAGTAGAAGTATTTGTCGCCTCTGCGTATCTATTTACCAATTGTCGGATATTGTCTCGTATCGACAATTGAGGTATTACTTCCGGTGATAACGATAAAGATAAAAGCAGCTTCCCATTTTCTTCCCGCTCTTTCTTCATTGCCGCAATTTCATTCTCTACATTTGAAAGTCTGCGTTCTTGCTCAACCATTAACTTTGCTTGCTCAAGAAGAAATTCTGCACCAGAAAGTTTTTTGTTTTGTTGTTCTTTCAATGCTTTCTCCATTGCGTTGAAAGCCGCGATATATTCTAATTTGAATTTAAGAGCCTTCTTGCCATTAAAACCCATTGTCAAAAGAGTAAACCCATCCCGATTCATTATAAATATCGGATATTCTTGCTTGTTTTGCTCATTAATATAAGTGCTCTCTACAAACATGGGGGTATCACCAATTTCGGACATACCCTCTATAAGAGTTCTTATATCACGCAAAACATGTTGATGTTCTTTTCCAAACTTTTCAGCTATCAATAAGCTGTTGGTTAATACTTGGTCATTCTGACCTTTAAAAACTAATTCATTCATAAATATTATTGTTTATTTTTAGATTTTGCTCAATAGAAAAGTTTCTCTCCCTTTTTTCGGAAAGTGAGGTAGCCCGATAAAAGACTACCAAACACGATAAGTATTTCAATCATGGTTGTTACTTCTTGACTATCCCCGTTCTTCTGTATTCCGCCCACTTATCGTACTGCTTCGTCTTTACGAGGAAAGAGAAGCACGAGCATTTTAATTCAATCTCCCTGCGTTCGCTCCATCTTGTCCATTCGAGAAGTTTTTTCGTAAACTCCAGTTCCTTTTCGAGCTTTGCGATTTTCCGCTTGTCGGCTGCACTTGACTTGGCAACCTTTGGCGCAATTTCGTTCACCTTGTGAAAGACTTCACGGTACACGTCAAATACGGGGCGAACTTTGCGGGCGATGAAGTATTCAAGGCATGAAACGGAGAGGTAGTATTCTATTGATGGTCTGCCGCATTTTGAGTTTTCGCCATTTTGGGCTAAAAATTGATAATCAACACTTTCTATAAAATTTTCCTTTAAAGCTCGCACTGCTTTTTCTTTTGCAGAATAGCACAGCATCCAGCAACTATCAAGGTTAACGGGATAGGGAATATCCAGTTTTGAAAGTTCCAAAATGGCTTTAAAATAACGTTTGATTTCTTCGGTTGAAGAAGATAAGGATAGAGTTGTTGCTTTCTCGTTAGCAACTAACGTAGATTGTGGGGTACATATTATTCGCCCATTCTCTAATTCTAAGTTTCTTGGCATTGTAGTTAGAATTTGAGTTATAGATATAAAGAAAGCTGTTCGCCCTCTGTTTTCCGCCAAGAAACACTACATCAGTGAATGAAGTAGCCTACAAGAGTAGCGAACAGCCTTTTATCTTTGCAGATATAAGCAGTCAAATGGATATAAAAAATCCACCTCAATCACTAATATGTAAATGTTTTCTTGGCGGGAAAACGTTGCAAAGATACACACTCAAATCAAAATGCCAAAGGAAAACGCCAAATAATTATAGTTCCCGTGAACAAACCCAATCATTCACGGGATTTCTTAACTTTGTGTCGTCAATTCAAAAATTAAGAATAATGAAAACTAAAGAATTTTACATCGAAAAAGCAAAAGAGCTTATTGAAAAGGCAAAATTAGTCAAAGGAGAATATGATGAAAACGATATTTTTAGCTATCCTGAAATGAAAGACCTTTCAAGAGAACTTATCCACCTTATATACTCTTATGACAAGACGCTTCCGCTATTGGATGAAGCAAAAGAACTTATGGAACTTTCTTTTTCGGGAATTTCATTTGATAATCATAAGTGTAAAGTTGACTTCCAAAAGTATCACACTATTTGTAAATATTTCATTCATTACATTGAGGAGCTTGCACCGGAGCGAGCGGTGCATTCTTAATTCCGTCTATGCAATTAATAAATCTGTCAGAAACAGAATTGTTTGTCAATAATTCTACGCTGTCAATAAACGATTGCCTTATTTTATCGGGGAGTGTTTTCAATGCTTCCCGATTTTTAATAGGCATTCCCACTATAGAGAGTGAAAAGGTTGATTTATCAATAATATTATTCCCTTCTTCTGGGATGTTGATTTTTATTTCTATTTCCATAACACTTGTATTTTTATTTTTCATTAAACATTACATTTCTTTCAAATAGTCTGTTACCACTTCTATAAACTCATCAAGTGACCGAACAACGACATATTTGGCGCCGATACTCTCAAACTCCTTCTGATAGGCTTTCTGATTCTCCGACTGCCTGCCTGTTTTAGTCTTTAATTCTACCCCACAGAAAGGATAAAACTTATTCGGTATAAGAAGTATCAAATCGGGGAATCCTGCACGAACGCCCATCTGCTTGAACTTTGCAGCTTCAATGGAATTACGTTTTCCGCCATTTGGAGAGTGATGGAGAGTTAGTCTATATTTGGGATATGTGTAATCAAACCACTTCACGCAAGCTTTTTGGAGTTTGTCTTCTAAATGTCTCATGCAAATTATGGTAGTTTTAATTTTATTTCATTGATAAGTTCTTCATTGGATATGCAATAGCCTACATTAACTATGTCGCATAAATGCCTTTTCAAATCGGTCGGATTGTTAAATTCAATTTGAAGTAAGGATGCTGTTTCGTAAACAACAAACTCTCTGTCCTCAAGCTCTTTAATTAACTCTTCGTCTGACAATTTTTCAAGAATATCATCTATATAATCTTCCATGTCAAATTCCACCTCTGCCGTAACTGTAACATAATTGCTCATATATGTTTGATTTTAAGTTCCACATCCACCGGCTTATCTTTCATCATGGAGAAAGCATCAAGTATCCTCTCCTTAGTCAACTGGATGGGTCGGGTTATTATTTCACTCTCTATGTTTTCCAACGGTATCTTCTTTCCGTCATAGGTAATAAGAACCGCAGAAGTTATTACGTAAGGACTCATGTCTTGTATTGTTTCTTTATCTGCCTTGCAATCTTCTTGTTCAGTTTACTTAGACGCTCTGCCTGCTTGCTGTCACCTCCAATATTATGAATGTCTGACTTTCGGTCTTCGATAAGCTTCTGAATGATTGCGCCTTCGGATTTGGTTATTGTAAGTTTCATAATGAGTTGTAGTTAGTGGGGAAGTTCCGAATCGAACAGAACACGTTATTTTGCTGGATGGTAAAGGATAATAAACTAATGAATAACTAATACTAATTTTAAAACAAAATAATTAGCAATCAAAAAGAATAACCGCCCAATACGTTCAACGTTACCATATTCCCCGTTTGCCCGCCATATCTTCACAGACCGAGCAGGCAGGTTAACAAATAGTTCCCGGATAGGCGGTCAAGCCACACCGGGATAGTTAACTGTTAGCTGAAATTAAATCACTTAACCCGAACCTTTCACGGGACTTCTGCGTGAGCAGAGGGCTTTTAGTTAATAAGTATGGTTATTTATTAGGGATATACCAATCCGGGATATAATCATTCATTTTTAGCCTCACTTTCTATACTTCCGTTTGGAATGACTTTAGGTTTATTTCCGGTTTTATCTATAATAACCGATTTGCCGCCAATTGTGACCTCTGTACACTGTCCCTCTGGGAATCTATTGATAAATCGGGATACTTCTGTATTACTATCATCCTCAGTCTCGTTTGGCTCATACGGATATACATCTATGATGGCGGTTTCCGCTACCGATGCAATTTGGTAGTCGGCCATTGTGCCTTTCATGCCTTCATCCAGATTCTTTACCGCATCACGCAAGTCGGCTGCCTGCACCAATACCTGGGTAGACGTTTTTTTCTCAGCACCGCTTTTCTCGTCCAATGTGATGAAAACCAGCTTGCGTTTGAACCAACGGTCGGCGGCTTCCTCTTCGCATGGAAACAGTTCGCTATAGTTGGTACGTTTGATGTCCGATACCGTGAATTCTCCTGAAATAAACGGTGCCATCTCTTCGATGATACGTGCTTCTGCTTCCGTAAAACTGAGTGCATCTACCAGATAAGGTTCGGTAACTTTTTTGTTCATTCCGTTTTCCATTGTTTTTTCATAACGGATTTTACACTCAAACCATGTGTGCATAATTTTCTATTTTAAATAAACGTTTTGTTTCTGTCTATTTCAATCTCCATTAATTGCAATAACCTCTCTTCATCAGGACTTGGAAGATAAACGCCGCATTCGGCACTCGCCCAATTACGAAAACGCTCAATGCTCGTTGTCATTTCTGCCGTATCTAAATCAGTGGAACTACGTAAAACTTCCACTTCTCCCAAAAACTTATCATTAATCTTACGGGTGAATATTGCAGGATTTACTAACTTTTTGTAATAGTTCTGTTTTACGTATTCCAGCGTGTTCCCCGTCTCACAAGCGAAGAAGCCTAAAAGGGTGTGCAGGTATTTGTTCTGCTGCGTTGTCCTCTTAGGCTTCTTTTCCGTCAGTTCCACAATGCAACCCTTTGAGAAGAGATAGTTACATCGTATTTTGAACTGCTCTTTGTGGAGCGGGTTGGATAGGTCGTATTGCATAATATTTTAGAACGGCAAATCATCTTGCGGGGATAATCCCGGAGCTTCCGCAATCTGTTCCGGTGTGGGGCTGCTCTGAACGGGCTTATATTCCTTGAAATCTCCAAAAATATACTGTATGCCTTCTTTGCGTTCTTCTTGTTTTGGGGCACAAGTAATAAAATGGGTATGCCCAAACTGTGAAGGTTCCTTGCGTTCGATAACCGCCACATTTAAATAAATTCTCTCTTTCCCGTCTTTGCAGATTACTTTCTTCATTTGCTCACGGGGAATGTCACTAAGACAAATACTTCCTGTTAAAATCATAATACTATTCTATTGTTTCTTTAAGTAAATACTTGGTCAAATCTCTGTATTCAGCCCATTCAAGAAATGAGCGAAGCAGATTATAATTATCCTGCTCCATGCCATCGTAGCGATAGCATGTTATTGCAGGACCATAACGTTTCAACGGAATACCTCTGACATCATATCCATGCTTTTCTTTATCATATCCTTCAAATATGAACAAATCAAAATGAAATATATCTGCATTGAATAATTGGAGATAAAATTTCCATTGGCAAGAATTTATGTAATCGGCATCAATAGGATAAGAATATTTGGTTTTAATATCCCTAATTTCTACGCCATCTATCATATCGGCACATCCTGTTATAATAGCATTCCCAAAGTCCTTATAAAGGCGTATCTCATGAAAGGCATCAGGATGTTCATTCCTGTATGCAAGAGCGGCCTTACATTGTGGTATGTCAAGAATTATTTTGTTCCCATCAATATCAAACGCTCGTCCACTTGGCATTTGTTCCTTTTGTTCTTTCCCGTAATAAAGAAAAGTACGCTCACCTGCTTTAATCTTTTCGCATTTCGGTGTACCTTCTTCCACTATTTTATGAAAAGCTTTTCCAATTCTCGTATATGTATTGCCTTCAAATGCACCTGATATACTGTCAATAACCGATTGTTCAGCTATCTCATAACTGGCGTAATCGCTTTGTTCTATGTATTTTCGGAATGCTTCCAGTTGTGTTACCCTAATAAGAGGAAGTTTATTATTCATATTCATATCTGAATCCCTTATATTTTGTTCCATGCTTTAGAGGCCCAAACATCACGCTTGTTCAAACCATATCTTTCTGCTTCACGTAAAGAGCTAAACCTATTAACTGCTATTCCGTTACCGTCTATCTGTATAATAGGAATACTTGTTGCGTTCCTATTCTTTTGGTGTATATTGCCATATTTCATGTTATATTTTTGAGTACACCATTCAAGGTTTGAATATTTATTATTTCTTTTGTTCTCATCTTTATGGTTGATGACATTATACTCGGATGGATTAGGATTGTGAACAAATTGCAATGCTACTAAACGATGTGTTTTAGCATGTTTCTTCCTACCTAATTGAAAGGTCTCATATCCATGTGTATCAATTACAGGATTAAGAACGCGACCTTTATAAAATCGTCTTCTACCATCTTTATAAACCAACCACCTATCCAATGATTTTACTCTACCAAGGTTTGATACTTTGTAAAGCCCTTCAAACCCAACTACATCTTTCCAAACTTCCTCCTCTTCTTTCATGCTTTAATAAACATTTTTTTGTCCTTGTCGAATGCGTATCCTTTTGTAGCAAGATTTTTTTGCATTTCAAAGAAGAACGGTAATTGCATGATTTTAGGCAGTGTCTTGGTTGCTTCCATCAATGAGATAATATCTTCATCAGTCATTGCAGCCGCAAGTTGCTCTCGTATTGCTGCAAGCTGCTCGTTGGCTTTTGCTTGTGCTTCTCCTTTTCCTTGAATAGATATTTTGACTTTTGAAACAATGTCAGACATGCAAGTATCAAATTGGGTTGTGCCATAATCAGGAATAGTAACAGTTTCAAGCCCGGCAACATTTTTCCCTACAAAATTATCTAACGGAGCAAAAGATATACAGCGTTTTCCATTTTGGATAAATACATATCCCACTTGGTCTGCAATTCTAACAAGAAGGTCTTTAGATTGTCCGGTACAATCCGGAGAGTGCTTTATCACATCACCGTCTGCTGTTTCTTTATCATGGCAGATGAATATAATATCAGAACCATTTGAACGAAGGAAGTTGACGAACTCTTTAAAATCTTCGCCCATCTGTCCGAAGCGTTTTAAAGAATTTGTTTTTAACTTATAGTTGTTTTCAATGGCATACTGGCTCAAATAATCGTCAAGCATAGACTTTGCTGTATCAACCACAATTGTTTTATAGTCTTTCATTGCTCCCCGCTCACTATCTATGTCTTTCCAGTTTTTAGCCATTATAGTATCACAACGCTGTACTGCTCGGTCTGCACCTCTGTCGCAATCAATCAATAAGGGGGTATCGGCTGTTGTAGCAACACTTGTTTTCCCACTTCCCGGTACTCCATAAAGTACAATAATAACAGGACGTTCAGGTAGAACGTCATTCTTTTTTACGATTGGCATAATTTTATAATATTAAGTTTAGCAATATCTTGATAGCCCTTGACTAACGCAAAGAAACATCCTTTCGTCTTCGAGTTCGTCAGGTGTATAATCATATTGACTACATTCAAGTTCTGCGCGCAACTCCTCAATATCTTCCTCTATAAGCTGAATGATTTCTTCTTTTGAAGAATAGCCGTATTTGGGAAGATATTCCAAATCACAAGCTTTGACTTCGTTCAGCTCCTTGTACAGTTCTTCAAGTTCATTTTCCATTGTATTGTGTTTTTAAACCGCCCGTACAAGGTTAAAGGGAAGCGGTGCGCACTTCGCTTCTCTCACGGCTTTTAGTACGGTAATAGCACTACCTTTGATGCGGCTGGAATGAAATTGCTATTTCATTTCCACTGCTTCTCCATTTATTAAAGTATAGAATGTATCTTCTTTGATTGACTTACCGTCTACTTTGAACGCTTTGACTGAAATGATAGGATAAGTGTTCTCATCCCATTCTCCACGTTCTGTAAGCACAATCCAGCATCCTAATGCTCCCTTTGCCTTGCAATCCTTTCCGGCAGCAAGAGCTATGCTTTCTTTGCCGGTAGCTGATGCAGCGCCTTGGTTGCCGGTAGCTGATGCAGCGCCTTGGTTGCCGGTAGCTGATGCAGCGCCTTGGTTGCCGGTAGCTGATGCAGCGCCT